GCTGCTTCAAATCGGCGATCATAGAACATCTCTCTACGACAACGAACAAATTCATCGTCAGACATTCCGAACAACTTCTTTGCTAGCCATTGCTTTGAAAAGAACCCTTCTGTTGCTGATGAAGCGATGTCGAACTTTGTCTTCCAGTGCTCTAACTCCTGCATCTCGGCAATTTTTGAAGGATTGTTTAGTTCTACCTTAAAACTGACAAGATCTTCGTCTCTATAACCAAGCGTATAAAGATGGATAATTCCAACCTTTTCTAGTTCTGTTATAATGGACCTTTGAAGTCTTTGTACTGTTCGGGCAAATCTTATATCTTTTTGTGCCAGGGTTGTTTTATCTTCTTGGGCTTTCTCAGCATCAGAGGACAGATAACTAGCTGGAATCTTTAGAGCTGAAAACAATTTGTCTCGTAGATACTTTACGTCATCGATATCTCCAGTGTACTTGCCTCCAGCAATGGACTCAATCTTTGTACCACTAGTGCCACCGCGAACAGGAATAAAGTAATCTTCCTCAACGGATAGTGGGTTGTATCGAAGGTCTACTCGACCGGTGTCTGGATCGACAACCTGGTTTCTCTTCATTTGGGTCATTGCTTTCTGCATATATTGCTCTACATCTTGTGGAGGAATATTACCAACGTCGATATAGAATGCTCTTCTTTCTGGTGAGCGCACAATCCTGTATGCCATCATAGCATCTTCAAGCAAAGTAAGCTGGCGCCATATTCGTCGGGCCGGCTCAAGAACAGAGGTGCCATATGGAGAATACTTATCATTACCAAGCACCCTGAAATGTGCCACCTGCCAATTTTCAAAGGTTAAGCCGGCTGAGTTCCACTGATACTGTAGATAATTGGGATTGGACTTGTCCTCCCCTTCTAGTCTTTCTACCTCTTGAGTTGGTAAACCTATGACACTTGTTATCCCAAGACTTTCATCTAGATCCAAATAAAGAAAAAAGTCGCCGTACTTACACATAGCGCGGCACCAAGAAAACAAATTATATTCTATGTTTAAAATATCATAGTATAAAGTTCGTAATATAAGCTTTATCTCTTCGTTGTCTGTCTTGATATCAAGAACGCTATTCAATGAGCTGTGAGTCGTCATCTCATCAGCATAGATATCCATCGCTGATGCTATCTCTGGTGTATACTCCATTTGATCAAAATCAACATAGCGTTCTGTTCTTTGCATACTGGCCATGGCTTGAGCTTGTAAGTTGTCATATGGGTTGTATGCTGTTTTCTTAAAATCCTTTCCGCCGGCAGAAGTAAACTTTGACGAGTATTTATCTAGATCAATCCTACGTAATCTATGATTTGTTTGAGTTCTATAGTTAGTTAGAGGTCCCGACAGTAGTCTCGTTAATCTCCTAAACAATAGGCTTTGAGGATTTCTTGTGCTGTTTTTGTTTATCTTCTTTTTATCTGACATGGTTTATCCCTTAAATAGCCATGGAAAATCACTTAAGGTTTTCACATGCTTGTTCGCATCTTTTTGAAGTTTCATGTTTCTGACTCCGATCATACCATTTATTCTTGTGTCTAGTTCATGGCTGGTCTTCGTTATCGCTCCCACAAATGCCTTACTGTATTCTACGTCTCTTTGGTTTGTTGCTAGAGCTGTGTCCCTAATCCAACAAGCAACTGCTGTGGCCATAATCAAGTCATCGTTATAAGACCTCATTGCCTCTGCTCTACCATTATTCCAAACAAAAGTTTTCATTTCACTTAAAATGCGAGTAGAATATATTTTAATTAGGTCATTTCTTATGAATTCTTCCATCTTTGCCACTATTAGCGGCCTTGTTTTAGAAGTCATTGAAAAACCAGCGACGGCATTGTTTAAATTTTCCGCTATATGTTCCTCTACATATTCATGAGTTGATTTAATTGAATAATAAAGATTTGGATATTGCGCCTCTCTTAACTTATCAAGCACAGCAAAGCCAACCGTGTTATTTTCTACAACCAATAAGCACTTACCATATTCTACACCAATATCATACAAAACTTTAGAAAAAAGATCAGGGGTTAATTTTCCTCTATATTCAGCCACAAGCTCCATGGTTCCGATATCAAACACTACTGCTGTCGAAAAGTCCTTCCCATCACCTCTAGCAACATCGGCAGATATAAAATAACTCCTACCCTCTTGATAGTTTTCCCATATCCAAAGATTTCTATCAAATCCCGTTCTATATTTTGGTTCTCGGGCCATATTAAGATACTTTTCTAAATCGTCTGCTGCAAAAACCGTTTCGCCTGACATATTAAAATTACATTCAAGTTCTTGAGCTATTTCTCTACGAGACATGTTTTTCGTCTCTTTCTCAAACCAAGCTTGGTCTCTATCTGGGTGAACCTGCCATGGAAGAATCGTTGGATGAAAATCATTCTCTTGACTTTCTGCTTCGGTATATATCTTGTGAAACCAGTTACCAACACCATTTGGAGTTGAGAGAGCTATACAGCGACCACCAGTAGATAGTGTAGGGTAGAGACCCATCCACAGGTCTTCTAGACCCTCAACGTGGGCAGCCTCATCGATCACCAACAGAGACAAGGCCTCTGAACGACCAGCATCGCCTGATGTGGATGAGGCTTTTATCTGTGAGCCGTTAGAAAGTACGAAACTTGTTCTATTGTCAATGTCAACATTAGAAATTCTTAACCACTCTGGTAGATTCTTTATTATTGCTTTTACTTTCTTTACTAGGTTTGCTGCTGTGCTAAACTTTGTCGCTATAACAAGAACATTCTTCTCACGATGAAACATCATCAACCAGGCAACATAAGCAGCTGATATGGTTGATATGCCAAGCTGACGCGCTTTCAATATTACATTGAAGCGATAATCTTGGAAATGATTCAATAAATCTTTTTGAAAATTGTAAAGATGAAAAGGTATTAGGCCTTTTTGTGGATGAGTAATCTTTGCGTAAGTGTTGATAAAATAGTCTGGTGTCTTTCCACACTTGACTATCTCTTTCATTATTTCTTTCTTGGTTAGACGAACTGTCATTTAGCCCTCTTACTTAAGGCCACCTAATTTCATCATCTTGTCAAACGCTGGGTCGGTTGGTCGTTCATCGCTGTCTCCGTCTTTGGATTCTGCATCAGTGCCACCAATCTTATAGCACTTGTGAACTTTTACGCTACACCTGATTCGGGAAATATACTCAACAAGAACATCAACCTCGCTTGGATCAGAAAGTGAAAGCGAGCCTTTTGCAATCTTATTGTACTCTTTCTGAATGAAAGACTTGACCTTTTCAACCATTGATTCCATTTCGCCCTCAAAACCGTTTGCGTGTACTTCTTTAAGGGGGATCTCGGCATGGTATTTGATGTGAAGACGATCCGCGGATACATGGGCGCCGAAGCCATCCATAACCCTATGGTCAACAAGCGGATTACCCTCTTCTCTGCGGAGACCAATCTTGACCGGTTCTCCACTCTCATCAAGAGCACCATCATAAGTATTCGCAAGAACTTGCGATATAGCATTAACGATTTCTAAAGTAGTAGCCATGTATTAAAATCCTCTATATAAATAGTTTACAATATAAATAGTTATCTTTCAGGTCTCCAGCCTGTTTTCCACCTTTCTTCTCTGTCCTCAACGTGCTGAATGTAACATTTAAAGCAGCACTGAAACTTGTTCATGTACAGATCATCCCTAGAACTCATAGAGTACGAACCACATACAGGACAGGTCCGCTCTACTTCTTTTGCTGCTTTTTTGTGAATCACCTCAAAGCCTTCTGTTTTCTCGCGTTTCTTTTTGCGCGAAGACCCCTTGTAAAAAGCTTTGAGTTCTTCCAAGTACTTGGCTTCTTTTTTTTCGTCCCAGTTTTTCTTAGGGTTTTGAATCGCTTCATTTCCGTATTTATCCTTTATTGCTTTTTCATATTTAGCTATTTCGTTATAATCCATTTTATTTCACCGCAAAAACAATTGCTAATGTTCCCAGTACACCAACTACAATGCCGCCGGTTGCCCACCAGATAGAGTAGTCGCCGGGGCGCTTGAGCGCTGCTTGTTCTAGCTTCTTGATTTCTTGATCTTTTATAAGAATGATATTGTCTGTTTCTTTCTTTAAAGTATCCAATCTTAATTCTAGGTTTTTTACTTTTAAGGAATATCTGGCTTGCTCTTGTTCTACTGCCTTTCTAGTGGCCAAGTCACAGGCTTCTTGCATGGTCTCAATCTTTGTTTTTATGATAGCAAACGCAGGGTCATCAAAACACCAAGCATCAAATGGTGATGAGTTGCCTTCTAATAGCCTTGTGTACCTGCCTCTTTGTTCTTGAGCCTGGAGGGTAAGCGGTATAAAACTAATCAACAAAAACAAAGCCAAAGCTTTTTTCAATCTCAGCTTTGATAACATCTGGTTCTCCTTTGGACTTTTTAATAATCTCTTTAATCTTTTTCTTTTCTTTTACTTTCAGTTTCTTTTTTTGTTCTTCATACTTCTTCTCAATAGCAGAAACTGTTTCATGATATTGTTTTATTAATCTGTCTCTCTCTATAATCTCATTATTGTGGCGAGTTTTTAACTCGTTTATTTGTTTTTCATAAGATTCTTTTCTGGCTTCCATTACTTCGACTAGTGCATCTGTGTTTCTCTTTGATAATACATACACTACAATACTCCAGATAATTAGTAGCGGTACGTGCCAATACGTTTTTAGCCAAAGCCAAGAAGATTTAAGAGTCTTTTTAACAACTAACCAGCTCATCATTCGCTTGGTCCATGCTTCCATTTAACTGCAAGGTCAACTAAGGCTTGTGACCCAATGTAGGCTAGGGTAACTGCGACCCAGTCGCTACTTGTCACTGTACCATACACGCACAGACCAGTTGCTGTAATCCATGCCAAAAACTTTCTTGATATAAATCTTTCTGTATATTTGTCGGCAATTGCCTTTATCTTATCTACCATGCTCATAGGTCCTCCTAAATGTTTACATGAGCAAATCCATCTTTTCTTTCGATATTGATTTGCATATCAACACAATCCTTTAGACTATCTAGATGCGAAATAAGAATAACTGTTTTAAAGTACCCCTTTATCATATCTAAAATCCTAACAAAGCCTTCCATGTTCTCTTCATCAAGTGCTGTGCCAGGCTCATCTAATATAAATAGGTCGGACTTAGGCAAACTTGAAACCGTAAGAAAAGCTAGGCGGATCGCCATGGCTGCGATAGTCTTTTCTGCTCCCGAGCCCATCTCTAGTGGTCTCGCGTCATGCTTGGGGTGTTTAATAAGAATATCAAGCTTGTCATCTGCATTAGTGATGAATACCTCGAAGTCAACAATGTTTGTAAGTATCTTTGCGATCTCCTGATTAATAAACGGTAAGCGTTCCTTGATAATCTCATACGACACACCATTAGGATGACAACAGGTCATAAGCAAGTGATATGCTGCAAAGTCATCTTTAAGTGTTTCGTATTCTTCAAAACCCTCTTCTAGGTGCCTTAATTTCTGTTCTAGTGAGCCATGCTTCTTGTGCAGAGCCATAATCTTGTTTTCACAATCTTGAAGTTTTGATTCGCACTTTCTAATAAAGACTTTCTTTTCATCTCGTGATGAGATTAATTCTTTAAGGTTTTCGATTGCATCTTTATTCTGCTCATATTCAAAGCTTTTACTTTCAAGATCTTGAAGCTCAACTTGCTCTTTGAACAGTGAGCTTTCTGCCTTTTCGATAAACAACTTATTGTTAGCAATACTTGTAGCTAAAACGTTTCGCTTCTCAAGAAGAAGATTATATTTAGCTATATGGCTCTCAATAGTATCTGGGTCATTCTCTCTTAGGTCTTCTCCAGCCTTGTTTACATCTCTTGAGAAAGTAGATATCTTGGACTCGCAAATCTGAATAAGCTCACCAGCTTGGTGTGCATCCTTAATGAACTTGCAAGATGGAAATTGTGAACCACATGGCACATCTCTCAGTAAATCTTGCTTCTTTATGTTTCTATCTCTTGCTTCGCTCTGTAACTTAATACTATGAACAAGCTCATCTATCTTTTTCTTATTCTGAGTAATGAGTTCTTTCTTTTCCATGTATGAAGCGATATCGAACTTCTCTACAAAGCTAGCAATCTTTTCATACTTGTCCTCGCTGAGCCTAAGCTCTTCTATAGATTTTGTTTTTTTGGAGGTGATATCAAGAATTGTTTTTTCTTTTGTTCTGATAGCTCGTGAAGTCATCACAGGGTCAATAATCTCCGCTGGGACCGACTCAATCTTTGCCTCTATTGCTATCATCTCTTTGTTCGCATCTGATATAGTGTCTCTGATTTCTAAACATGATGCTTTATTGGACTCAATACCAAGTTCGCTTTTTGTGATATCTCTTTTGACTTCAGATATTTGCGTCTCAAAGTCAGTACCCTCTAGTCTCCTTAGGGCGGCCTTAGTCATAGCAGAGTCTTCTTTTGCCATCTTAAACTTCTTATCAAAGATTTGTAGGTCAAGAAACTTAGCCAAGAATTCTTTACGCTTAGTCGAACCCTCGTTGATAAATGATAATGAATCAAGCTGGCTAGCCATAGAGGTCATGAGGAAGTCGTTTAGCGTTCCAAAATACTTTCTTACGTTCTTGTCTGTGTCCTGTCTAGATGTTCCATTAAGCCCCTCTACGTTCCCTGTAAGGTCTTTTCTATAGAACTCAAGGTCAGTGCTTGCCTCTAGGGTCTCAACACCCTTTAAGCGCTTTGTATACTTCTCAGAGACTCTTTCTACAACATATTCATTATCATCAATCTTTATAGTCGCAGCCGCTCTACAATCATCACGATTCTGGTTAATGATGTTTAGGTTCTTTCTAATAGATTTACTAGTGGAGTTGTAGAGAGAATATAGTAAAGTATCTACAATAGAGGACTTACCTGAATAGTTCTTGCCGAAGATGCCTACAATGCCCTCTAACTTGGTGAAGTCAACGCTATTGCCGTCGCCATAGTTGAACAGGTTGTCCCATTCTAAGCTCTGTAAGGACCAATGTACGTTTCTCAACACATCTTCGTCTTCTTCAATTTGTACATTGTATTTCTTGTTTAGTTCATATACCTTAGTCATCACTTCGTCAGTAACATCATATTCCTTTAGGTATTCCTGCATAAGTGTTTCTTGCGTTTTAAGATCGCGGAGGTCTTGCTTTTTCAAACCCTCAGGAGCTTGTACTGTTATCTGCTTGCCGGCTGCTCTGTTAAGATAGGTAACTGACTCTGGTTTGTACTTGTATTTTACAATGTCTACTGCTTTTCTTACCTTGTCGAGAGTTACGTTCTCATCAGAAACAATACGAAGTCTTGCTCCTTCTGGTGGCTTCTTTCTTGGTAAGTTTCCTGCCTTTGTCAGTTCTAGTGTAACGAATGGCTTTGGGTTGTTGAAAGTGATAAGTCTATTGACAAACTCATCCTTGCTTTCAATGTCCCACAATAGATAGCCTTTATCCAAGGACTCGCCAAAGTTCTGCTGGACTGTGGAGCCAGCATACCAAATACGACCTTCTTTATCTAATTTTTGTGTTTTGTGAATATCACCAAGAAAAGCAAAATCAAAGTGATCGAAAATCCCAATGTCATGGTCACCTCCTAATGTCCAATTACTATCTGTCTTAGACTTGTCAATCGCACCATGATATAGTGCTATATTAATCGCACCAGTGTCAGTTGGCTTGACCCAATTGTCCTCATCAAACACAGAAAGAACGTTTAAGCAGAACTCATCTGTAAGTTTTACTTCTCCTGCATTCTTAATAAGAGTAAGCCTTGGAGAGTTTATGGCCCGGGCAATAGGCGACAGGGCATCTTGTCTGCTGCCATTTCTTAAGTTGCCATCGTGATTGCCTAGTATAATATAGGTTGGTGCTATTTCTGCTAAACTCTCAAAGAACTCACGACACATGTCCACAAACTCTGGTGATATTTGTGTTTTAGTGTGTGCGATATCTCCGCAGTGAACGATGTAATCTACTTTTTCTTCTTTTAGTGATTTATATAATTGTTTGAATACTTCTCTATATTCAAAATGATACTTTAGGTTGCGGATGTGTGTGTCCGCAATATGAGCAAATCTCATTTATCCTCCGATAACTGTTATTGTAGGACTAGTATAGCAGGAGTTGCGGAGGGTGTCAACTAAATTCTTTTGAGACCTAGTTCTTCTAGTTGATTTGGGGAAAGTTTCTCTAGGATGATTTGGAATGCCATCTTTTCAGATTCAGTAATAGCATTGACATCGCCAGATTCGGCAAGGTGCTCCATTTCTTCTTTGATGATTTCTTTTAATCTTCTTTTGGTGATTTGCATTATTGGCTCCTCAAAAGTCAAGTTTATATTCTAAATAGTCTAAATCTGTTATAAAGTCAGCATTTTGTTTTCTGGTCAAAAACTCGTCTCGTGGCATCTCTGCAAGATCTGGATATGGGTTCACTGGAATACTCTTGCAAGCAACCCCATATTCACGAAACTTCTTTGCTATAGAAAACTCTTTGCTTTTCGCATCCTCGTCAAGAGCAAGGAATACCTCACGTTTGCTCCGACATATCTTTTGGAAGAGCTTGTGATTCTCTCGCAAGCTAGACCCAAGAATGGGAATGCAGTTTTTGTGTCGTATTGCATCGAACGCTCCCTCTACAATTATTATATCATCATCCCAGTCAATATTTAAATCGTTAAATACCAAGTCCTTACTTGCTCTAGGATTTTTGTATTTCATCCAGTCGTCGCCATAAGAGCGAGCGACAAAGTAGTTAAGCTGGCCTTTTCTATTGAAAGATGGGATAATTACTCTACCTTGATACTCGCCAAAGTCGCAAAAGCCTATCTTCCACCGGAGAATGTCTAAGTCCGTGATATCTCTGGAGTACAAATACTCTAGTGCTTTTTTCTTATCACCAGCCTTAGGGCCTGTAAGTGATTTAAATTCTTGCGGAAAGTTGATTACTTGGTCTGGCAATTCTTCTGGTTCATCAAAAATGAACTCATACTTTGATAAATCAACCTCATCTGCTATGTTAGACCATTCGGCGTAATACTCTGGGGCGTGCTTGCTAACAAGATAAGAAATTTTATTGCCTGAATATCCGCAAATCCAGCACTTAAAAGCGTTTTTGTCAATATTGACAGACATTTTCTTTTTATCGTGGTCGCACTTAGGGCAATGAAAAAGCATCTCGCCGCCGCTAAACCATGGTCTTCCAAAGGCTTTTTTAAGTATTTCCCTCTTCTCGTGCAATTTTGTCCCCTGCCAAAGCTATAATAATACTATCGCACATATCCAACATTCCTGGTTTTGGATTCCCATGCTTCGTATATATTATCTCAATATCGGGGTAGTTGTCAATAACAAACTGCAAAACTTTTTCTTTAGCATTGTCGCCTCGCTTGATGCCGACACCAGCTTGCTTTCTGGCTGATGTGGCTGCAATCATCTTGGGTTGGATATCAAAAACCTCATAACACAGCCAAGATACTATACCATTGAATCTGGATAATGTCGATAGTGTTTGCGCAGATGAAAAACCTGAGCGGAAAGAATGGAGTGACTGCTCTATATAGATATCTGATATGTCATACCACTTTTTAAGTCTAACTATGCTCTCTTTGATGAAGGCTGCCTTGTCGTAAAGAGACGGAAATTTGTTTTTATTTCTAGTATCCCAAAAAAAGCTTTCTTTTATTTGTCCGTCTTGGATTACTGTGGCGCCAGTTATAGAAGTTGAGATATCAAGTCCCAGCATGCATTTGTTGTAGTTTTTCAATATATTTACTCATCAAGAACTCTCTAGCTTCTTCGTCAGCGTAATACCATTTCCATAATACAGAGTTTTGTATTTCGTTAACTTTGTTTTCTAGTTCTTCGTTTGTTTTTTTCATTAGTTCAATTTGCTTTCTACTTGGCGGAGGTGGCTCGATGCCAAGTTCTTCAGCTACCTCTACTATACCATAATAATCATTTGTATCTAAAGCCATTCTTGCTTTTTCAAAAAGGCTTTTTTTATAATCTTTTTCAAACTCTGATAAATTTTGTAATTTATCTGGGTGCACTCTTGAGGCTATCTTTTTAAATACGCCTTTTAAACTTTCGTCTTTCTCTTCCTTCTTTGCTTCAATTATTTCTTCTTCTGTTTTTGAATCAATATTGGGTTGGTCCGCTGTGGGCTCTTTACTTGACTCCTGTGGGGTCACAGGTTTTTCCTCTGTCTTTTCTGATTCTTCAGGATAACCAAGCCGGGCAGATAGCTCTTTTGCAAATAAGGGTTGAGCCTTGTTTGCTATTTTGTTTGTCATTTCGAAACTGTTTTTTAAAAATTTATTTCTGAGGATTAAAAGCTCAAACTTACCCTCTAGTATGACATCCACTTTAAAAATCCATTCTCATTTTTATCATGTAGTCTCTAGATGGGGTCTTTTTTATTGGATTCGCCAATGTAGCTATTGCTATCAAATTTTTGTTTTCATCATAAATCCCAACTTTAGAAATAAAAGTAGTGCTTTCAAATGATGCGCTGTAATTAGCGAAATCTGATTTAACTATATTTTTTATTTTTTGAGAGTTTTGCTGGTATGAAGAGTTGGTAGAAGTTGAGCCGTAAGATCCTGTTTCCAGAAAGGTTGGATTATTTGAAAAATTACACTCATTTTTATTAGCATAAGAAAACATAGTCAAAGTCGGTATCTTATTTAGACCCTTAAAGTTTATTCCATATGCCGACGCAGAAACCGAACTACTTGCTATAGGTTGTCCTACAATTGGCATTCCTGTTCCAAATGAAAGCCATGATGGTGCACTTGGAGTGGCACTAAAAAATTTATCAGTATGATTACCAGAAGAAAGGTCCCAATCGCCGGTGAGCAACATTAGGCCATGTTCATATAACGCCACACCAGCAACAGAGCCTGATTGTGGGCCATAAGTCTCAACCAGAACACCGTCTTTGTTTTCATCTTCTAGCTGAGCCATGAGAGCGCCCGTTATATAGTAGTTTAATTGAATACTGCCCTTGTCAATCTTGGATCCATAAAATATACCAGGCACGCACACCATGTTAACAGAGCTGGTGCCGATATTTCCAAAAGAAAAGCTTTGGCCAAATTGTTCTCTATGGTTTAGAGCATTCTTTAGTGCCAAAATATATTTCTTATTGGCCGCGGCAAATGATGGCGTATCAACATTTGCAAAAGTTACGTTATCATATTCTTGCCCAGAAGGCACATATATCCTAGAAAGGCCGGCCTTTATAGGGTAGCTTTGAGTTATTATGTTGCCATATTGAAATTGTGATGTATCATCAAAGTTGGATGTAGATATCGTCCTATAGGAGTATCTGGTAGAGTCTTTACTTATGAATCCATACACAAGGGAGTTAGCAGGTCTGTTAATATTTAGTTCATGGAGGCTGACTTGCCCGTCAGAAATATGTTTTACCTTATTGCTAAAGTCGCCATCAGGTAATATTTCATTATCTTTGTACACAGATCCACTATGTACTATAAATTTGTGCTCTGGCTTGGCCACAAGAGTACTATAAACTAGATCTTTTGGGGCAAACCTTTTGTATGACATTTTAGTAGTCCAGTCTGACCCTCAAGGTCAACTCGTTAGTTGGATCTTTTCTTAATGGCTCGGAAAGCTTTGCCACAGCCAATAAAGCATTGTCAGCCGAATAGAGCCCTACGGTTGTAACATATGATCTTGGTGGCATCATAAGGTCGTTAGCTTTAACTACTATTTTACTACCAGTAATGTAAGTTGGATTAGAGCTATAGTTAAATTCATTATGATTCGCTCTACAGAAATAAATTGTAGAATTAAGCTCTGTTGTGTTGTTAAAGGATATGTTAGCTATTCTATGAATAAATCCATCATTTATAGCATCAAGTGTTGAGCCGGTTGTCATTTGTTTTTGAGAATAATTACTAGTATTCAACCTAACATGAGTGCCATCGCCATCGCCAAGAACACTACTTGTTAATACAGCAAGGCCGGCCTGATAATAGATAAGTCCGTATTTGTTGCCCGCGTGATCTTTAAGTAAGCCGAATTCTCCGGCTGGTGAATTAATTTTATAATTACCAGTTGCTTCGACATCAGTTATTGTTAAAACATCATTTAATGCAGTGGCATATGCTGATGCAGTTCCGAAGGTCATTGAAAAACTTCCCTTCTTTATTTCGTCTTTTACAAGCAATCTAGAAAAACTAACAAAATATGCGTCGTGAAACTTGTCCCCAGTGGTAGAGTAATTGCCATCTGAATCGAAAGCCCTAACCTTACTTCTGGTATCATAACCAGCTAAGACTTGTGCCATCTGATTATACATACTTCTCTTCTTATCGTGTTGAACATTAGTTGTGGCAAGATAAGTTGATGCGCTAGAATACCCATAGGATACGTCAAATATGTGGTTGGCTGATGAACTTAAATACGGATAGTCATAAACCGATTTAAACATTCCATGTGAAAATGATTTTATGTTTTCATTGTTATTGTAAGTACCCGAAACAAGAGTTCCCGTTATCGGTATGGCTTCATGGAGAAGCGTTCTTGATGAAGTTCTGTCGGATTCCGAAAAACTCTTGAAAAATGTATTAGCCATTACTATCTCCTAAACTTATGATTTCTTTATTATTCTTATCGGTACATCGATGGCATATCCAGTTGTCACGCCAACAATGCTTATAACCGTATCAATGTGTTGGTAATTTCCTATGTTTTTAGTCAAGCCGGCTCGGCTGCTCATCTGAAAAGAGGACCCATTAGCTGAAGTGCCTAGCTCATCAAATAGTGCGGTACCTTGGCGGACAAGATGAGATGTCTTTGGAGATATCCTTAAGATGCTACCAAGAGGGCCAGCGAAGACTTCATGGTAATCAGATGCGGCATTATTTTGCTCAGCGACCGGTGGGTTGTTTGTTACAATTCTTTGTCTTTCTCGGTCGTCTTGATATTGTTTCCCGATTGGGGGTGGGCCCTCGATAGCGTTATACCCATCGCCCAAAACCACATAATATGTAGCTATGCCATCGTCATCTATGAATTGATTAGTTACTGCATCTGTTGTACCAAAATCAAACGTAGGAACCTCAAGTCGCAAAAGCCTGTGGTCCATTTTTACTAAGTACGCTGTCTCAACTAAGTCCGAAGGCATTGTTTGTCTAAAAGATATACCACCATCACTAGTATCAATACCCTGATCAATAGCAATGTGGTTTGTTAGATCTTGGTTTTGTGTCTCTCGGCTGGCGCCGCGGAGTAGCCCCTCTCTAAGGGGGAACATAGTATTGGCGGCGTCGCCATTGCTTTCTGTGTTTAAATCCGCTAGAAGTATATACCCCTGAAAGCTATAATTCGCATTCGCGTCGGACGTCCTGTTATCTACATTGTCGTTCAACTTGAGCATCGGCAAATAAAGAATGTTGTTTCTTGTCATTGTCACAAGCTTGCTTTTCATCAAAGACGTGTTATTAGTAAAAGATTCTAAAACTGGAGTTTGCATTACTTTTAGATCATAAAAAGCGGATCCGCTGGGGTGGTTTTCGTTAAAAAGACCGTAATCTATTTCCTCATCTCCAAGGGCAAATTTTGTGATCCTAAAAGTGCCCTGCGCCATTCTTTGACGGCCAGTATCTGTTAATACCGCATCAAGTATAATATCACCCGAATTGTCTAAAAAAGCCATTTAAATACTCCTGTTTAAAAAAAATACTGAAAATCATTAATAAATAGTATTTTTATTCAAAATAATCCTTTTTTATAATTAGTAATATAAGCTATCAAGTATATGAACCTCCATCGCTGGGGTCGTTGTCATCGCCAAAGACGACATATAGATTCCCGTCGACTTCCTCAATTCGCTCATCCGGCCCCAGGACCACTTCGTATTCGCTTTCCGGCGGGGGGCCGCTTTCGTCATTATTTGATAGAGTTTGTTTTTCTTGGACAAACTTTATATTTAAATCTACAGCCTTACCAGAATTTTTAGATTTTATTCTTAACTTATACCTCTTATTCCATATATAATTATCGGACTCACCAGGGGTCGTACCTATGGAAACTAACTCTATACCAGGCGCAGCCTTTTGAAATTCAAATTCGTCTGCTACAAAATTTTTATTTTCATTACTTATTAAGTTTAATCTTTTTCTTAGATTAGTTAGGCTGTTTTCTGGGATCGTTATTCTGCCACTGTTATATATTTCGTCGAAAGCTTGTTTAAAATTAATAAGAGTCTGCTTAAAGCTTGGCTGTACTTTTAAAAGCCTTTCAAAATCTACCTTTACTTCTTTTCTTTTTTCAAACATATCATAGACTTCCACTTCCATAAATATACCATTTTGATAACTAACTATTCTAACTCTAAAAACATCTGTTGGATTAGAGGACAATGCTTTAGAATAGTCTGGATTTTCAATATCCATATTATCCCATGTTCGAAATATGTAATAATAATATTTATTTGGCTCAATATCCTGAGTTATAAAACCAGTTTTGTTGCTAGCTTCTACAAAATCATTCTCTGAATAGAAAAAATCTGAATACTTTTCCGGTGGACGATCTAGTCGAAACCACTGAAAGGCTGATGGCAGTGAGTCTGTTTTATACAAAGCTTCACCAAAATCAAAATTGTCGTTCTCAGGATTTAAGCTTATTATTTTTTCTTTGACTTCTCCATAATTTGATGTTAATAAGACACCAAACCTATCATCAACACCCTGATATGGCAAAAAGTTAACTTGAGGAGCCAAAGGTGGATGGTCTATAACATCTACCACTTCCTCATAAAAAGGAGCGGTGATCAAAAGTGGATCCAGATGTGATACCACTGATATTTGAAACTGTGGAGATTGAATGGCAACTCCTGTATATTCGTACCTGGTCGCTAAAACTAAGTTTATTGTTTCTATGGAATATTTATATTTAGTAAATGGTAAAACCTGGGTATCTACATAGCTAATTGTCTCTACTTCATCACTATCCATAAAGTACAATTCTTGTACTGGTTGATCTGAGTATGTTTCACTCTCTTCGTCCCACTGAAACTTGCTAACCTTATATCCTACAACTTCTGAATATGCTTTTTTTCCTTCTAAAATATTAGCATAATTTCTGCCTACAGAAGACTCGGCAATAAAAGTTTCTGCTTGTGACATAAAAATTTGGCTTCTAATCGATTCTTCCAGTTTTAGTAAGTTTTTATCCTCACAATGGGTGTACCTTAGAGGATAACTATATTCATCAACCTCTTGATACTCAAGACCCTCCGCAGCCAGTATATCATCTTTAAGGTTTTTAAAGAGCCCAGGTACCATTTTTGTATGTACAAAACTTTCTGTTCTATCGTTAATAGTATTTAAAATAGAGTTTTGATTACCCTCTTCTTCTATCCCTAGGAATGAGTCATCTAAAACATAAGTACTTGACTTAATAAGAGCAGAGTCAATGGCACCTATTCCAAAAAAATCATTCGGTGGTGCCTCGTTAATCGAATCATATGATGGTGCCATTTTTTCTAAAACAACTCTGTCCATTTTGTTTCTTTGAAGCATGGCATTAATCGGCCCGCCCTGCTTAGTGTTTATTGTTATTTCAACAAAATTAACAGCATATTTTTTTATAAATTCATTAACTTGTGGCAGGTTTTTGACTCTGTCTGAGGGGAATTTTAAAGTTCGCGGCGTCTCTAATTCACTCTTTCTTATGCGGCCATGCTTGCGATACTCGTCAATAATAGAAAGTGTTGTGATAACATAATCCCATTCACCTTCTGGTACCCTGTCTCCTATATTGCCCCTTGTTAGTCTTCCCCCTGGTTTAGCATATTTTTTTTCTATTTCCAAAAAATTGTAATAGTAATACAAATTAGGTATCTGATGTATGTTTTTAAATCGACCAGATACTAAGTTTTCTACATTGTCTACTTGTACTTTTATTTTTGCACTATGAAATGGTGAAAGAAGTATGTTGTTTAATTCATCCTCAAAAAAAGCAACAGGAGCATCAAAAACGTAATCTAAGTATAGGTTGCCCCTAGTAATATTTGGGGTTCTATAATAATCCTCTGTCGAACTAAAAGAGTTTGGAAGATTAGTAAATTGATCCCATTGACCAGACTCCTTGCCATTTAAAAATATCTCCAAAAACATATCGTATTTTTGTTTTTCAGATAATTGATTACTATTCTTTATTGCGCTAGGAAACATATTCTCTATAAACTTTTCTCCAGCCAAGGTTAATCGATCATTAACAGTAAAGCCAGGCATGCCCGCGGATCCGACTAAGCCTCTGTTGAGAAGACTAAACCACAATGTTTCTGTAGTATGCATTGGACCTACAACATTTATAACATTTTCCAATGTATAGTTTGGCGCCAGATCAAGGCCACCGACTCCCCCTCTCGCTGGGGCGAAGGGGGACACCGTAAATATGGGCGCCTCGGGCCAGTTCGGCATATCCGAAATAATACCAACAGGATTGGCCGGCTTGGTTATTGGCAATGGCAATTGGTCGAGGGGAATGCCAAGCTGTTCTAAGAGATCTTCGTAAAAATCTAGATCATTGATAAAAAACATACCGAGAATGCCAAGCGCCGTCAGGTTCGGGGCAAAGGCAAGGGCTGGCATAAAAAACTTCTCAGAATTATTATCAGATGCCCATATGGCCATTTGACTCCAGCGAAAGAGATCTGCATCATCGGATATGTTATCTGGTTGCGGATTTGGTCTGTGATTAGTGAACCAAACACTTCCATGAAAAGGCGACCTCTTACCCCTTTCGTTTTCAGGTTTGTGCATCTCCAATCTTTCATAAACCAACTGTGTGTTAAAGTTTTGTGATAAAAAGAATTGACTAGGAATAGTTGTTATCTCTCTTGAGGCCGCGGCGAACCTAGGTGTTGTGCCGGGTCTGGGTATATGGTCATTACCAAGTGCTCCTTGATTTTGATTGCCAACTGGCCTGTATGGTTGCGGATAAGGCGCCTGTCCCGCTTCTAAGCGTTGTGGTACAACTTCTGGGACGCCATCTCCTTCTTCACCGTTCCCAGGCTGGTTTCCTCCTCCATTTTGCCCTCCAGGTGGAGGTGGTGGTGGTGGCGGAATTTTGCAAATATCTTCAATAGCCAATTGGTGACCCTCCTCCGAATCCGCTGGCGGGCCCACTGCCTCCGAGCGCCCCGCCAGTCCAGTAACAGCACCCCCAGCAAATAAGCCGGCACCGAGTGAACCAGCAGCAAGGGGGCCGCCGGCTAAACTTGGCCCTGTTGATGAAAGGATAGCGCCAAGATCAAGGCCTCCGGCAGCGATAGCGGTGTCGTGGGCGCCACCAACAGTGAAAATACCGAGAGGCTCGGATAAATCTCCGTTGGCTGTGGCCTCGCCCGCGGCATGTAACTGACCTGAAGCATAAAGCTCGCTTATGGTTGTCTCTGTTTCAGTATTCCCTGTATCAGTCTGAGTCGTCGTTGACGCGCCGGAAGAGTCAGACTCTTCGCGGTAGAATCTTTGGCGAGGTATGAAGCCGTTGGAAGTGATGGCATTGGGATCAGGGACAGGAGTCAGTGCGTCAGCCATCGAAGCCGGCTCAATGTATACGTTCATAAATACTGATCTTGCAATAGTATCCGCAAGAAGAGGAATCGCATCCTCCCTAAAGAGAAAATTATCATTATTATCTCTGGTATTTTCTCTAATTATATCGAAGTCCTCATTACTCAATATTGAGTCCAACACTGCTTGTGACACGTCTTCGGTTATCACAGTTTCGTCCTCTAGTATATCGCCACAACCAGATTGTAAATCTGGATTGAGCGATGCTGCCTTAGAAACAAGGCTTGACCAAGTCATGCCTCCGAGCATATCCATAGCATTATCAACTGCTGCTGCCGCGGCATCGATGGCATTGTTGGCTGCTGGGGCAGCATCCATCGCAATCCCCTGACCATCATGAGCAGGTACTTCATTTGCATGGGCGATATCGACCCTTGTCGGAACAGCATTAGGTTTAACGTATATGCTACCATCCGGGCCGCGGCGAATTCTAGCGGTTTTTATATCCAGAGATTCACCATAACGAGTACGGTGGATGTAAAATAGCCGATAGCTGTCCGATATTTCTGGGTTCCTTAGATCTATATTAGAATAATCAATAAAAACAGTACCCGGAGGGTGGGCTACCATTACATTTGGCAACTCCCCTTTAATATTCATGGCTGAGGCTGGATGTTCTTTGCTTACGTTGAAAGACGCTGATCTTTTATGGGTACCCATGTTGAGTGTGTTTTCAATGTCAATGTCTTTTCCATGTACCATAGTTCTCAATGTGTGCTCCAAGGTGTTACATTTGTCAAGAAAAAATCGCACAGTTGGAAAACTATAATTCTTATATTGTAAAGAAGAGATTAACTCCTCTTTCATTTCTGTATCCAGAAGGGCTGAAGAGCGAGTTAAAACAAACAACAAAAAAGAATAGTAAGCAACAAGCTGATTTAGAAGTGGGCCATATTTTTGATCCGGATTGCCTTCTGAGTTCATGGCCACTGCCATATTTATCCTCATTGCTCTGGAGAACTCGGCGGGGCCTGCAATCATATTGCCAGTTTGAGCAATTATATATCTTTCATATTCACTAACATATGATCTATACCTATCCAAAAGAACGGAGAACTCAGAGACCGCCTGTTTCATATATTCTACGGGCCCGTCAGTAAGATTAAGCTCTAACTCGTATTTATAGTTTCCATATGATGTTTCGTAAAATAAATCATAATCCTGTATTGACATCGGGACGATCATCCCTTCGGGGCTGTTCTTAAAATTGCCAAAAGACAAAGTACAATCAATTGCCGAAGTAGCTTCGCGAGATATTGTTGCCCTACCTTGAGAGTCTACATTAGATAATGATGGGATTCCATCTATGTTGTATATAATAGAATCTAAAGTTTGGCCTGGTATTGCCCCATCCGATAACTCATTGAAAATAAATTTTCTTTTTACAACGTTTGTGTTATAGTCGCCATATATTGGAGCTGATGATCTGTTGTTAAAAGATGGCTGATTTTCCACTCTTTTTCTATAAAGCTGAACATTTTGAGTGTTACACCGGAGCAGACACAAAGTTATAAAATCATAAGAGTTAGATTTAGAAACATCATTTCTTATTTCTTCTATAGAGCTGCCAGCTATATTGTCTCTATGAAAATCTATAAGATGCCCAAGTTTTGAGTTTGATGCAACAAGGTCTTCAAGATTCAATACAGCTGCGAGTGAATAATTAAAAGTTTCAGCGTTAAAAGATTGTAAATTTGGATTGTTTTCGTTGCTGAACATTTTTAATTCACTTGGTCTCTTTTGGGATCTAAGTACAAGCCTTTTAAATATGCGATCTTGAAACTTCTCTAATTCGCTTTTTATGACCCTTCCAGACTCAGGCGATGCTTTAATAATTTCTGCTAGTCCCGTCTCTGATCTGAGGGCTCTCATTAGGTCCTCTCCAAGTCTCAAATTACCATATGGTGTAGCAAAGTTGTTTATTGTAATCTCTAGAGGGTTCTCAACCCCAGACAAGGGCCCAACACTAAAACGATGAGACAAGGGCATGCCCTCATAATCTAAAGCGCTGCCCTGCGTAGACATAACCACCTTATTGTTTGGCATAGTGCGCCGAGATAACTTTTTTCTACCAGCCATGTGCCCAGAAGCTGGACCTTCCATCCAGCCAGTATAACCATCAGGGCCAGTGCCTACTCCTGTTTCTGGATCCTTTCCATGAAAGTGTGTCAGGCCACTGTAGGGGTTGCCTTGGGAGTCTTGAAAAATAGATCTGGTGGTAGATTTGCTCCATTGCTGATGGAGGTTATTCCATTTTAGTATTTTTTCATACTTTAGTGGGCCACCAAAAACACTTAAATTAGAGATATATTGGCCTAAATTATAATCACTTGCCAATGTATTTATGTCTAGTTGGCAAAAAGAATATACTGACAAACTTTTTTCACCGAAGCGTTCAAAAAAACTATCAGGAATAAAGAACGGCAGCACAATATTAAAAAAAGTTTCTCTGCCGACTGTTTGGCTGACTGTCGAAGCTGACCTTCCACGGAGACTCGCGGTAATGACGTCCATATCTTCGTCGTTGTCCAACGGAGTGCCGGTATACCGGCCGGAATCAATATCAAACTGACCTTGACCTGAGGCATCAGCATAAGAGAAAGTAGATCTTTGACCATTATATACGTCATTCGCATTTATATAACCTGTTGATAAAAATCCATATTGCTGATACAACTGATCAAAGGATATGTCCGCCGCCCAGGGCCTGTCCCAATTTGATAAAGAATCTGAGAAATCCGGATTGAGCATTGATAGCCCAAAAGCTCTTGTGTCTGGATAATATAAGGCATTAACGTGGTCTTGTCCTACGCCAGACCTGGAATCTGGGGACCCTGCTAAGATAAAGTAAAAATTTACATATTTTAAAAACTCTGAGGACCCTATCCAAGAGTCATACTTTAAAGTGAGATCTCTGCTTATCGAGCAGTTGACATCGATGATGCCTACAGTCGAGCCTTCCTCGCTCCTAACAGCAGCAACGACAGAATTTATTTTATAAGGCGGCAGGGCACTTTCAAAATTCATGTCGAGACCATACGGAATTGAATTTTTGAAATTTTCAAGTGCTTGTACTGTCAATACGTCAGCTGGCATTATGATCTTCCTCTAGGTGTCGCTCTTCCTGATTTATCTCTTTTGGATTGCTTCTCTACCATTGAATCTGTTCTTATATTTAATATTTTTTTAAATTTTGTTTCGCTTTCAACCCTTGTTAAGATTTGTTTTTTGGTTCCATCTTCTCTGTCCTGTTCCTGTATTTCAAACAATTCTATTTCAAAATTATCCAATCCCAAATCTACACCATACTCTTGCAGATCTATAATTAAATCTTGCCTATCTATATAAAAAGAAGTCTTATTAAGAAAATCAACTCTATCTCTCGTTAAATCAATATAGTTTTCACTATCATACAACATTGGAGAAATTTGATTTTCAGGATTTTCATTCCTAGAATCTCTATACAAAGTATAAGAGGCCGTTACCTGCAATTGAGGAACAGGCAAACTAACTCCATCAACGTTGATAGAGTCATCGACCTTGTCAATTTTTGCTCCCTGAAGGTTTAGTTCAAACCTAGGGGCCACATTAGAGTTTAGCTTACTATTCTCTAATGGGTATTTCAATATAGCTTCTGTAAACAAGGGGTCTTGTCTTCTGGATATTTCCATAAAAGTCTTTACACTACCTGAATTTATTAATTCCTGATTTTGGTCGAACTTTTCTTCAACACTAAGCGTGAGGTGTTGTGTTTTCAGCCTTTGTGCTTCTAGTATTCTTTCTTCTGTTCTGTTTTGCTCTTCTTTGATACCAGCGCAGTTTGAATTGTAAATAATGTCATCATCAAAAAACCTATAATAAACAGGCTTAAAAAAGCCTCTTGCTAATAGGTTTTTGCCAAACTGCGTTAGGCGAATATCTATTACTTCTTGCTTTTTATCAAAAAATGACATATCTGCTCCAGTCTGGTCCGGTTTTAACTAATACCGCCATCATCAATTGGCGGAATACCAAATGTATAAGAGTCTATTTTTGCCTCTAACTTAACTAGTTCAACAAAGGAAAAGTAGTCATAAGGCCAATTAAATTGGACTCCGGGTTGACGGGGCTCAGTATCGGGTGCGGGATCGTTTGTTAGCACACCCGCGTTTCCAAATGCTGGATTAAAATATGGCTCAGGGGCTGGTGAGCCAGTGCCATCTGATGATTCCGATTCTTTAATATATTCGAACTTATCAATATTGTTTGATCTTGGATCAACAGACCTCTTTCTGATTGCCTCAAGGTTAGTAAGGGCTCTTTCTTTGACCTTGAAGACTAACCAGCGTGTTTTTGCGTTACTTAGTCGTCCTCTAGGTGAAAATAGATCGTATATAGATGTTTGCTTTACTGGTGAAAGTTTTCTTCCGGAAACAGGCAAAGTATCCAAGTAGTGACTAACATATGACACATCCTTTAAGGGAGTTATTCTTCCATCAAAAGAGCGGTCTACGCAAGAGTATCTTGCTTTTGCTGCGGCGCTGTTCGATTCAGGATATAGATTTTGCCAAATATTGCTTATATCTGTCTTGTCAAAAGATGCCCTAAACTGAAAAAAGTACATCATAAACGGCTCTTGATTCGTTAGCAGAAAATCTAAAGATGGTGGTAACACAAACTGTTCCATCATATGAAGTTGGTACTCTACCGCATTTATTGGCGCTTCGCTAATATAATTTTCAGTCTTATGCTTATATTTGGCCACTAGCCTCCTGTAGTCATCAAGAGAAGTTACTTGGTTCGAAATCTGCATCCAGTTTAATTCGTGCTTTAAACTCTGAAGGGATGCTTGAGCAGCTTCGAAAACGTGCATGTCAAGAGGTACGAACTGAACCTGGCGAGTTGAATTTGGGTTTGCGACATAAGGAATTGCGACGATGGCCTCTTTGACCATTTTTCTATTTTCAATTGGGCCGACTCTTCTTCTAAAACCTTTAGCTAACTTGAGGCTGTCTCCACCTTCGGTTTTTTCGGCATTTCCAATAAAGCCAAGCTTGGTGGCCAATCCAGGAGAGCCCTTAACATCCTCAGCAGAAAGGAAATACCCCTTTACCAAGTTTGATTCAGTCTGTTTATCTATTATGCTTCCTTTTTGGTGCCATATTCCAGTGGAACCAGTCATAAAAGATCCCGGAGTACTCTCTCTTAGTTGGGCATTTTTTACATAATAAGAGTCCCAATATCTATCTTTCCATGGAGAGCCTGTAACTTCCTGTATTGTATTGCCATCTATGTTTAATGCTGAAACTTTTGCTTCTGCGAAATCCATAACGGGCGTTTCCCACTTTGTTTGTATGACCCATCTATCTTTTGGTGCCCCATTTCCTTGGTCAAAAACATCTTCATATCCAAAATTTTGACCGGGATGTTCGACGCGGTTATCTGATAGAATTGAAGAAACAGAGTTGTCGTTTATCGTGGTACTGTAGCTGTCGGTGTGTAGAGATACACATATTCCCAAGTTTAAAGACGCTGACAATGACATAGCTTCTTGATAATTTGTATTTGTGGCCGCATTGTTTGGTGTTGCTTTAAAGTTGTAATACTCATATGTTGAATTTTGTATTATCTCTTCGGCTGAGAAATTTTTTGTTTCTGTTGGTGTGAAAGATATTTCAACATATGGACTAGAATTTGGATCCAAAAACGGAGGAACATACGGCATAAATCCGTGTGAAGATGTTATGGTTTCCGTAGTTGAAGTGTATGTTGCTTGGTTTTCTGCTTGTCCTCCCGAGAAAGATATCGAACTAGACTCAACAAATACTCTTGGTTTTGTTGAAGATGATAAAATAGCAATTGTATCCGCGTCAACTGTTGAAAAACTAACGCCGCTCGCTGATCCAAACCAATTTGCTGATATAGATAGGGAGTTTCCGCTTACAGAAGTTGTCCAATAATCTTTTACTGCTTCTGACCTATCTAGATGATCTTTTATAGAAGAGGCCATAGAACTCTTTCTTTCGTCTGGATCGGCGCCGGCTGCAGGTGTATCAACATTAACATACAAAACAGGGCCCGCGGCGGATGTTGTGTCGTCTGAATAGTTGTCCGCAGGGGGTACTGACCATGCGGCATTGGCGCTATAAAATTTAATTATAACCTTTCTAGCAGACGTGGAGTTATCAACTGACGAGGCAGTAATAGCAGGCAGCTGATTAACATCAACAATTGTTGACAGTAAAGAAGAATAGTTGTCTGGGTCATCAAGCGTCAAACTCAATGAGGCGTTTGATGGCTGCGAAACCAATGTTAATTTTTTCAATTGCAGGCCGTTGCCCGAATCATCGACCGGTGGACCGAATGCTGAATGTCTGTCATACATGACGTTATTAACATTCGTTAATCTAACCCTCATTTTGTGCGTTTCACCCGAAACAAAATACTCATCAATGGGCTTTGATATTAAAGTTGTCAAATGACCGTCTTCAACAAAGAAGTTGACCGTCTCAGCAGCAAAGTTATGAATTGCCCGAGTGTAAGGCGAAATTTGATTTGCAAACCCTATTTCGGTATTTTCAAACGAAACCCCCAAGTCGTCTAATAACGAATCTTTCTCAAACGAACCAAATACAGCAGGGCGCTCGATTATCCTATTCCAATGTTTTGTTCCATATTGTAAACTTGCGCTTGGATGAGGCTCATTGTCAAAAATATTTTCACTAAATAAATTTGAAGGATTGAGCATATCTTCAAACTTAACTCTTCTAGTGACTGAACTTTTTATTCTTGGCATTCCGTCATCTTCTGTGTTGTTAATTATTGATCCTGTAAACGTTGTACTATTAGGTATATTAAGAGTTGAAAAAATCTTAAGAGATGCGGTTGTTGGTAGTCTAGATGACACGGTATCAAAACTTCCCGTAAAAATCGGATAGTCTACAGCGACGCCAGCTTTAATAGAGTTCATTAAAACGCCCGGGCCGAAAAGGGGCTTAGTAGCTTGATATCTTGAAGCGTTTGCTCGAAGGTTAAGATATTTCCTTGTATTAGAAGTCGTCATCACTATTCCGGAATCGTTTCTTTTTTGAGCTAAACTATTCAATACATCGTCGCTTAAATAATTTTTGTGAAACAAGTCACAAATTTGTACAACTCTTTCCGCAGGGTAAAACCCCCTATATGGTAAAAACTTCATGGCTGCTTTACATTTTAAAGTCAACCTAGTATGCGTAACGGGGTGCTGATGATGTGTTATTTCATTATCTACCACTTCAAAATATTTTAGAAAATCACTGTTTGAATATGTTTTAAAAAACTGGCCGCCTATATCCAAGTCACCTGATGACTTTTGATGTATGGCGCCCGTTAATGATAAAAAGTCTGGCCAATACGAAAGCGGGTCTTCTATAGAGTCATTCTCTGGGTAGGTTCTTTCGTTGTTGAGTACCTCTTCGACAAATTCGCTCATTCTAAATTCAGGTATCACTGAGTGATCTTGTGCAATTAGTCTTATATCCCCAAAAGAATATTCTTTATAAGAATCATAAAAGGGACCCAAGGTTCCAGAGGTAGCCTCCCACATAGCTTCGCCAGCAAGAAACTCGCCTGCTCGTTGAGTAGAATACCCAAATTCGAATATCGCTACAGTGTCCCCAAAGCCTGGAGATGCATCAGACTCCTTTCTTAACCTGTAAAAACCCCCATTAACTGGTACTGAGATATCTATCTTGTAATAATCTAGTGTCGAACTGTTTGGTAGATCATCTCTTTGTATTCTACCGGCAGAGGAGTTACTAAGACTCTCTAGTTGATCAGTGGAAGTTGTTGTCGAAGACTTCTTAAAACTTTCTGACACAGTGGCAACACCACTGCTAAAGTTTGAAACCGGAGAATACTCAACGTAAATGTCGTCAGCTGAATCAGTTGCTTCAAACCCTGTCGCATAAACCTCTGCTCTGGTTGCCCAGAAAAATATTGAAAGACTTGTACTGCCTGATATTTCTTCTATTATATTAAGCTTCCCGTCAGCATTTGAAGTGTGACCGGAAAGAACCGTCATATAGACGCTAGCACTAGAATGCGTAACCCCAGTTGTACCCAGGGTTATATCTGTATTATTTATTTGCCTGTGCGGAACTGTTGAATTGTTACCGTCCGTCGTAGTAAAGTGAGCCGTATTTATGGTGTCACTGTAAACGTCATCTACAACATCATACTTTCCTAACATTGCCTGAGGGATTCTTCTGTTATAGACCATTGAAAAAGGAGGCGTACCATATAGGCCATTATACCCTAATGGGAATGTACTAAAATCATTTTGTAGAATGCCCTCTGCGCGAGTGCCTTGGTCGCGAGACTGTAAGAAATTATCCGCATCGTTAAAGTAGGATTGCCCAATCTCAACCGGCAGCTCTGTAAAGACCTTTCTTGAATCTAGGGGCCAAACTGATGCGCTTATATTACAAACTATTGGCAAATTAGTTGTGTTTGTGCTCAACCTAACGTCCAAAGCATCAAATGTTCCAAAAAATGATTTTTTATCATTATTTTCATCGTTAGTTGTATAGTGAGGAAAAGCGGAAACTGTAGACAACTTAAGAAGCGCTTCGTCATTAAAGTGGTTAACATTACCACTTAAAAGAACATTTCTATTATCACGTAATTTTTTCCATCCATGAAAATCATATTGCTCTCGTTCACGGGCATGCTTTGTAAAAGTATTAATTTCTCTAGGGTATATCTTCTCTATGTAATTTATCTCTATAAGCTTCTTATTTCCCTCATCATTCTTTTTAATTATATTATTAAAAAGAGGAGTGAAAGTATTACGTTTGTCTTCTTCTTTGTTGGAGTCTGTCAATATTAGCATTTCAGCAAAAGTAGTGATATCATTTTGAAATGTCTTTCTAATTCCAACTTGGCCAAAAGGCGTCATATATGGGTTGTCTTTCCAAAGGTCAATTTTTTTACCGTAAGAGACATTTTTTGTAAAAGAAGCATAATAGGCTTGGTCTAGGTTCCAAGACAATTCTCTTTTTTGCTGATCTATATCTTCTGTATTGTGGCGCACATCGAAATGCCTTGGGCTTCTGGGGTCTTCTATTGACTGAAACGCCTCTCCTGGTATGACCCTTAAATTTTCCGGGTCATGGAAAAGCAATGGGGCATTTTCTGAGTGTACGGTCATGACCATCGGGTTAAATCTTTCTGTTACTGGTATGTCTTTGTAATTAACATTTCTCCTGTGGTCTGAAACGGTACCGTACACAAAGTTGTTTGTGGCCAAGTCTTCAACTTTAGGTCCGTGATCATCTAAGTATCTTGCTCTTTCATATGGATTTTCTACATCGAACATTCCAGTAAGTTTTTTTCGGAACATGCTGTCCCGGGCGTATCGATACCCGCTGTTCATGCCCGGGCTGAGAGCCGGGTTGCCAAATTGAGACCTGTATTGTAGTTTGCCGTTTGGACGGTCTCGTTGGGCATGCCTATTCATTACAGTACCTGGTAGCTCGTTCCTCACGTCTACAATGGTCATGCTCTGGTTGCTGGCCGAGCCTGTTGGCCTGGCATGATAGTAGCCGCGGCTGCCGATGTTGGCGTTGTTGTATATTTTGTGTATAGAGTCCTCGACAGTTAAAAATCTAGCTTTTATAGAATCTTTTAAATTATTTCGGGATCCATCACCCATCCTATACCAAACCTGGAGTCTATTAAAGGTATCGTGTGTGCGTAAATCGATTGGTCCGAATGATTTCAGACCTGCTTTTGATTTATTTTCAGGGTGAAAACGATTAGCAAGGCCTCGAAATCGCGAGTCATCAGTTGGCTTTTCATGCCTTATTAGGCTTGCAACTTCAACATCTGTAAGTTGCTTGTCCCAAATTGCAAAATCAGATATGTACCCTTTCCAAAAATCACTAGTAGTTAGTGATCCGTCGAATTCATGACCAATACTAACTTTATCTTTTTGGCCATCGACTATATTAGAGAAAGCACCAACTGTTATTTTACTGCCTTGTGATTTTCCGTCCAGAAAAAGTTCTATTTCTCCAGAGGTTGTACTTAACTGCCTGTAAGTAAATCCAATGTGGTGCCACTCGTTGTCGTCGATGCGAATACCGGATGACATTTTCCAGCCAACATTCGGAGTTTGATATATCGCAAGGACACCGGGGGCGTCAAAAGTATAAGCTTGTGTTCCTTTTATCGAAAAAGCAAATCGATTGCCACCTGTGCCTGTGTTTATAGCGAAAAGGTTGTGTGACTCTGAGTCATCAGCTTGCGGATGTTTAATCCAAGCAAATAAAGATATTTCTGATTTATTTTTAAATATTTCCCTGGTTTTATCAATTTCTAAATATGTTGAATCTGCACTGTTTCCAGACATGAGTATTGATTTTCTGTTGAACTCAAATGGATCTGGGTACTGCTCTATGTAAGCAACTGAATATATGTTATTTTTTTTGTGCGCTCTGGCAACTGGGTGTTGATACCCCCTGAGCTGTTTCCAGGTTGGCCAACCATATGGGCCCTGCCTATGTAGCAACAACTGACCTATCGTAGTCTTTGTCAGAGGTTGTATAGTGTTGTTATCAATATCTACCTCTTCAACAATACCCAAATTAATTCCGGCATAATTTACTTGTACATCTGCCCAGCTTTTTCCTTTTCTTTCCAGTATGTAAAGAGAACCCTTTATATTAGAACTAACCGTTGTTCGTGAGGCACCCACAAACAAAAGATCATCAACAGGTAGTATCTCTATCGAAAACGCCTCTACATCAGTAGTTCCATCTTCGGTGACTCTATCATAATCAGTTGTTAGTATTGTCTTTACTTCAGCCCACTGTGAGCCTATTTTTTCATAAACTAAGACTGCCCCTTGAGCGTCTGAATCATTTATATAGCCTCCAAGATATATGACTCCATTTTTTATCGATACTTTATATCCAATCCTATAGGATCCTGTTACGCCTTTTGGGTTGAGCTTTTGTATCTGCTTCCAAGTCCCATCAATTTTTTGAAAAATATATGCCGAACCTAGGCTAGAATTGTCTCCTGGTGCTCCAATAACAAGGTAATCACTCTCTATGCCTACAGAATAACCAAAATTATCATTGGCATTGTTATCTAGTGCTGTTAAAGTTTGTGTATTTCTCCACGTTGTGCCTGTTGCAGCATCGATATATTTATATTCAAAAATCTCTACTTTGCCGCGACCGCCATCCAGTCTGTGTGCTCCTGCTGCGATAGTTTCTATATTGTCTGTTGTTTTGCCGAAAGATACTGTAAAGCCAATCTGTGAATCAGCAGTGCCAGCTGAGGATGTTAAAAAGTGAGTAAACTGATATCTGCTTGATCTATCAAAAACTATTATTGCTCCATGATTAGAAGATACTGTGTCATCCTCAGGCGCGCCAACAATTAGTGTTTCTCCATCTGGTGAAAATTCTAATGATTGTCCAAAATAGCTGTATGTTTGGGCATGAGTGGTCGGCGGGCCGATTTCTCTTGTTTGTGTCCAAGAGTCAGAGCCGCCGAGCCTTTCAAAGATTACAACCTTACCTTGAGCGTTATGGCCATCATCGTAACTAGCGGTATTACTTTGCCTTGAGCCAACAGCAAGTATATTTTTCTTCATAGACACCGAAAAGCCAAACTGTTTTTCACTACTCGTTGCGCCGCTGCGAGCATCAGAACCTTGAAGCACTTGTACTTCTTTAAATCTTCCTGCTAGTTTTTTGTAAATATGTACTTTTCCGGCTTCTCTAAACCCATCTATTACCGCATCAGGCTCGCCAACAGCCACGTAGTCACCATGAGAAGTGATAGAATACCCAAGCATATTTGCTGGGTTTGAATCCGCTACAGAGCCGGAACCGATAAACTCCTGTACCAGTACAGGGTTTTGGAATGTCTTACTAGTTGTAAATTCTAAAGCTTTTTTACTTCCAGTAGAATACGTGTGTTGGTGGCCAAAGCCCAGATTATTTTCTACAAAGTCCGTTTTTCCTGTTGTGGTACTAGCAGTTATCCAAGCATACTGAATGTCATTTTGTGGTATTGGGTGCTGAGCATAGAAATTGTCTGATTTTGTTGCGGCGTTGTCAATCTCATTGTCCACAACTGAGTGGAATAAGTTTCTGTTCGTCATATGTACAGATGGCATGCCATCACTTCCACCAGCAAAGTTTGAAATAGTTACGCCACTAACTGTATCAACATTCACTCTATTTCCTATGGCGCCTAGTTGTGTCTGTGTCACTGTAACAGTATCAACACCATCTGACTCTGCTATGAAGCCGGCGCCGGTGGTGGCATTGATTGCTATAGCAATAGCGCTAGCTGCATTAACCTTGCCGGTTGCTCCGCCGCCAACCCCTGAAAAACCGACTGTTGCAGAGGTGCCAGAGCCGCCACCGGCTGCTTGCGCAACTCCGCCATTAATGGTGTATGTAATTTCAACACCGTTAAACGTGGACAATTTAAAAACTTCGCCGTGGCCCACTCCGCCGGCGTCGGTGACTTTTATAGTTGCAGTTGCAGCTGTTGTGCCATGGCCCAGACGGTAGCCTGACTTTTCATTTTTCTCTGAATGTAATTTGTTTAGTGGCTGCCTTACTGATAAATTTCTATAGTTTACTGTGTTGTATATTGAAAGCTCCCCTGACTCAAAATCTCTGGCAGCTGCAGCATGGGTCTCTGGGCCTCCGGGAGATGAAAATCTACTTACAAAAATATGCTCGCTTCTAGGTCGGTCAGCAATTTTATAATCAACAGTATCCTTTATAAAGCCCGCCCTTATTGGGCTGTTAGGTATGCTACTACTAATAGTCAAGAGCCTGTTGTTTAACTTTCTGCCGGCTATTTGTACTATTTCGTATGCTTTGTCATAGTTTCCAACTTTCTTAACACTAGATAAGGTGTCTGTCTTTATATTAGTCACGTTATATACCGCTTGTTGGCCAAGCGAGATTTGTGATTTAGGAGACCCTAGAGGCACTCTGCTTAGTGTTAGAGTATTACTATTAGCCGAAAGAGCATATGCTTCTGGTCTTTCATCCTTATCTGTTCCAAATTTTACCCTTCTGTGTGGCATACCACCAACATTCTCTCTAACAAACGGACCTTGTAAGGACGCTCTTTGGTCATCGTGATTGTTGGTTACTGCTAAACCATCCTGAAAAACCGCAAAATCTTGCCTGTTTTCAGCTGATGAACTATAAAGACTAAACGGAAATGCTGCATCAGCATCAACATCCAGGTAGCCAGATGTTCCTGTCGTATTAGTTTTTGCAACATACAGCCTTTCTTTTTGTGGGTCTGTAACATCGTCGCACTTTTTAAACTCGTATATATCGCTCTTACTCAAGCTTATTTGTTTTTGTGGGTTTGAGTTTACTATTTTGTAGAAACCTTGTATTTTATTAGCATTTCTGTTGGAGCCCATATCTAGCAACGTTGATTTATTCATTGTTACTTTATATGGTCTTATAAGCTTACGCAAGACATAAGTTGAACCACTTACAGAAATATTATTTGTCCTTTCTCTTAGGATTTCTCTATTGTTATTTGGTGCGCCTGCTATTGTCAGCACTCCATCTCTCTCTGCTCTATCTTGCCACCAAAGGCAGTTTTCAGCTTGGTCTAGGCCAGTGCCGCCTGAGAAGCCTGATACGGAAGCATTGCCATCACTATTTAAGGTTCCGCCGATGGATACATTACCAGCTTTGCCTTTTGCCGCTTGGGTTAAGGTTACCACGCCTCCGTCAACTGATACTGTGATTTTGTTGCCATGGCCACGCACGTTGTGTTCAATCGCTGCTTTAAGACCAGCTGCAGTGGCTGCGACGCCACCCTCACGGACGAATTGGCCACTGGCGGCATCATTTCCGCCGGCTGCCAGGTAAGTTTTCGTTGTCCTTGCTCCATCTGCGTCTACGGAGGTTATTATTAGAGCTTCGGGTTGATCAGCGACGGTTCCGGTAAAAGTGATTGTTGCGGTAGATGCTGCCGGTGGAGTCGCATGGCCGTGTTCCCAGTCGTAAAGAAGCTCATTTATACCTAATATTTGTCCTTCAATTTTAGGATCCTTGTGCTCAAAAGTAGGAAGCATGTGGGCATATTTATTTCTCTCAAGAGCGTGACTCTCAACGACGTCTTGAATTCCAAGGTTCATATTAGAAGAAGCCGGCTGTAATTGTTCAAGCATGCCCCCAAGGGATGAATCCATCCACTTATAAAACTCTACAAATCTTTCAAAATCTATGTCGTTTTCTACTTGCTTATAAAATCTTTCTCTTAATTTTTCAAGTGACTTGTAATCAACCCTATATTTATTGACTACCTCTCCTATCAAGTTGTTAAATACGGAAACACCCGAAAGCATCTTAAGCATCTCTCTAGAGACAATCTGATACATGCTTTTTTCGTAAGAAAACGTATAAGAAACAGGTCTACTGTCAAGCTTGAAAACGTCAACTTCTCTTTCTTTTATTTCAACTCTTGGGCGAGATATTAAGTTATCTATTTCTTTGTATGTAATATTTCCTAAATGTTCTTTATCTACTATATCTGCCTTATTGCCATAAGCCGTTGTAGTTCCTGGGTATTTATACCCTTTGATTACTCCGAGTTTGTTTACATCGCCTAAAGACCCACTAGTGCTATCTGTGACTGTCAAAGTTGTGTTAGTGTCGTTGTACGACACGTTTTCAAATTGCCAATTTAAAACAAGCGTGTCACCCTTTAATGAAGTGTCAGATTGATTATTGTCGACTTGCTGCATGGGCAGCAGGCGACCGTTATTGTTATATGATTGAGCATGCGTTTTAAGTTCTGTATTTTCTAAGTAATCATCCCATACATTAAAGTTTAAGAATTTACACTCTGTTTTTTTGCTTAATGATCCTGTTATATCTGCTCTTTCAGCACCTATGAATACGCTTTTATTAGCTTGTATAAAGTTTGAATAATTTGCTTGGCTTATTGATGATGACAAGTTAAAGCTATGAAGTAAGACATCTAAATCATAATGATGCCCACTAAACTCTACTTTATATTTTTTAGTGCCCTTTACATTAAAATCTGATAGTTTTACTGACGTGTCTTCTGAGAACCTTACAGAAAGGTGCCAATTTGAATTGCTGTATACATTGTTATAATAGTCTGTCGTAATTTCATCAAAAATTCCGGCTGAGCTAGATAAAGTAAAGTATGCTGATTTATGGTGTAAAGATTGCTTTACAGCGCTAACCCTAAAGCCGCAGTGATTAGCAGCTGGAATGCCTATGTGCGTTGTTTCTGTTCGGTTTAATCCAAAGATACTAGTATTTGTGGTCGTTGGGCTTACAGAAGATAAGTCCATTTCTGGAAATATAACTCTGGTCTCAAAAGAAATCGGTCCAGAACTTTTACCTTCTATATAGTGCCTATCTTCTGTTGATGTAGAAGAGGACTGAAAAAGTGTTACTTGGTTGTTTTTGTCATCTAGGCACAGAGCGTTTATATCAACAGGCTCAATAAACGGCGTGTTATCGATCGGTATCTGCTCATTGTTCCCATACATATTTGGGGAAATCAACTTTTCATCAACACCAAAGCACCGAATCAAGTTTCTAAAAGAAGATAGAGTTCCCTTTGTGTTGTATATTTTATCTAGATTTACATAAATAGAGTTTAGAATCTTATTCTTTATGTCTTCTGATTTTGAATCCACTAAGAAAGACCCTAACCCGGTTGTAGGATCGGTCTTAGAAAATTTTAAATTATACAAATATTGGTCTAAATTTGACTTATTTACTATGGGTAATTCCAGAATATCAAAGTTTCTAGATAGAAGATTTTGAGCTGAAAACTTATCAGTCTCTCCAAGGTTGCTAAATGCTATATCAAAGTCGCTTTGGCACCCAAGAAGAGTACCAAAGTTTTGGGTATAATTTACAGACCCTTTTGCAAAAGTAAAGTCTGAATAAGTTTTAAACCCGAGTCTCGGTATACCATCTATCAAAAGTTTTATTGAATCAAACTTGCTTGCCATCGTTTGAAGTAAAATAGAAAATTCACTGTCCAAGTTACTGGAGCCGGCCGCTGGCTCATAAGCCCATTGAGGTACAGATTTAAATATAGAGGAATTATTATATTCATCGTGAGGGCTCGCGATATCTTTCAGGACCTGTAAGGCTGATGTAACTTTGCTCGAATTGGAGTTTATTATGGGATCCCCTAGTTCTTTTTCTGTAGTTACCGTGTCTTGACTTAATGTTATAGCCGACCCTGTATTTCTAGAAGAAGACGTATACCCAACAAAAGTTCCATTGTTTAGTCTTCCCGAATAATCCAAAATTACTTTATCTGCGCTTGGGTCCGATAGTACGCCTTCGTTAAATTTATAGTACAATCCAAGTATGCTGTTTATTTGTTCTTTGTCTGTTGCCCCATGAACCGGGAAGTCAAAGTAGTTCCCTACATCCTTTGCTGTTCTTCTTGTTTTCCAGAACCTCAACTCATCTATAGATCCATCAAGCTTACCATACCCCAAGCCACCTTGGGAATCTTTTGTTGTAGCCAGAGCGCCAATTGTACCGTTAAAATAGTCTTCTACATCGCCCATTGAAGCTATAGCTGTTGTTTTAGTTGAATCATATTTGCCGTCAACATAAAGCTCGGTATAAAGATGAGAACTGCTATGAAACACAACAAAAGCGTAATGGTGCCAGTTACCATCTGCTACCGTAGCAGCTGTAGTGCCGGCTCCGATTTGACTTCTGTTGATTCCTGTTGTGCCTGACATGTATGTTAGATAAAATGGCGAATTCGCACTTGAGGAAACTTCTAGCAAAAATCTACCGTAAGAAGAGTTTCCCTCGGCGTAGTCAATGGTATAGGAATCAAAAACCACCTCTGAATCTGTCTTTGTTGTGGCAAACTCGTCTTTCTTAAGCCAAAACTCCAAAGTGTTTCCTTGAGTTGGATTTATTTTTAGTCCGCTTTCGCGGCCGGTGGAAGCATCAAATACTGATCCAACGTATGGCCCTCCAGAAAATTTTATGTATTCTTGTGTTGATGGTAGACCATACTTACCAGACGTTGTAGATATTGTGCCCCATCCGGATGGAGAAAAGTTTACAAAGCCGGTTTCTTTTGGGTACTCATGTTGAAGTATTGCCAAATCAATTGCTGATGCGCTGAGGGACCATTGTACTTTTTCCAGTCTTGAGCCATCATAGGGATATGAATTTTGAATGTATTTGAAGGAGTTTTCATAATACTTTTCTGCACTACCATAAAAAGCAAAAGTGCTCGGCTCCCTTGTGTCTATATTCGGTAAAACTCTTTCAACTAGTTTCTTGTACTCTTCAACATACTTGTTCGACTCAGCAGCTTCGTTGAAGGCAGCATTACTATCAGCAGATATTCTTTCGTACTTTCCAGAGCCAAGAATTGTAAGTTTTCTTTGCTCTTCTTGGTTGTCACCTAAAATTTTATATTCACTCATGGATCAATTCTAAACCTAAACTTTTCTAGTAGCTCTATATAATTAGCCCCGTCTTTAAAAACAAATGATATTTCATAGGCATTATTTTTTTGTAAAAGCGCCATATCTAAATCAAAATAAGAGCCGTCTTTATCGTATGAAAGAGAAGAGTAACTAGTACTACTTCCAGTCGAATATGATATTACCTCATAATTGTCCGAAACTTTAGTTATTTTATAATACATATCTCTTATATTATTTACCGGGGCGTCTTGAGTTGCTTTTGTGTATATATTTGGTGACCAATTTTTATTTCTGGTGTAGACTCTAAAGGTCGCTTTTTCGGACTGTAAGTAAGAAGATTTCAAGTTTGTTATATTTGCTACATAATCTGGAACTGAATATGTGGCATCTACAGGATCTGTATATACTGTAAACCCGGAACCGGTAACCAACTCAACCTCTGTTCCATTTGTGGATCTAGACCATACATCATATAGGGTTGTTTCTGATCCGGAATAAGCAAAGGTTGCCTTGTATACCCCCTCGCTTTCACGGCTAGCCGAAACGTGATCTGCGGCTGGTCCGCTAACCTGTACTATATTTTCTTTAGAGCCTCCTAAAGTTGGGTAAAATTCAACTATTATACTCGTACCTGTGTTTGGTATATCTACCAGGTTCCCCCTCACTCTGTTGTAAAGGTAGATATTGTTTAAGTTGTCGCTTGCTGGTGCCAAGCTGCTAGACTTTAATATATAATTTCTATCGTCTTTTGTGGCACCATCCCATTGGGCCTCTACTTTAGGCTTCAGAAAGAACTCATGAGAACTTCTAGAATAAAACTTTTTTGTATAGTACGACCTTAGTCTTGAACCATCTTCATAATCATCTCTGAGTTTTAGTATTAGTCCATAATTTGGCATACCTGTTCCACCGCCAAAGCCGTCGACTTTAATAGTGTTTGCTGGGGCGTTTGTTGTGATATAAGTGTTTCCGTGAAGTCCAGCCACTGACTGGGTCAAATTTATGACTGTTGCTGATTCTTTAAATTCAGTTGTAATCTTGCCGGCAAAATCTGATCTAATTCTGTTTTCAAACGCTTCTGCGGTGGCGGCTGTTGATCCTGATAACTGCAGAAACACATCATTGTTAACAGAATAGCCGGATCCGGCTATAAAAGTGTAAAAATACTCCTCTCCTTCGTGGGAGTATATTTTTATAGTCTGGTCTGCGGAAGGATTCTGTAGAAAGTTTATACTTGCAGTTGCTGCTGTTTTGGTTCCTTTGTAATGCTTAATCCACTCTTCAGTTATTCCAGTGATATCAATATCAATATTTTCAATTCCAGACTCAAAATACTGCTTATACTCTAGTGGAACTATATCTGGGTCGACGTATGAGGAACTAGCATAATCCGAACCCGTTGAATGCCACACAACCCCATCACTAGCAGATATCCAATTGCTAGCCTCTGTGTCCATGTATTGTTCCATATCTAAGCCATCACCTTCGGTCCATGATCTTACAATCGGATGAGCCATAAGGTTGTATTTTTTAGGTGTAGTTTGTCCATGTGGAGTGTTGTGTAATTTTAATTTAAAGGTAACCGATCCAGAAGCGGGGATTATACCACTATCCCTATCAGCAGAAATTGAAGATATTGGAAACTGAACCAATATTCTTGCTTGTTCTAAAGAACTTGTGGCTGATTGCCCATAAATAGAAAAAACTTCAAGTATATCTGATGAGCCAAGGTTTGCGGCTGTACCTCTAGCGGTCAAGTTTTCCCTAAGGGCATTTATAATCGTGTTATCTTTTTCTGAGTTATATCTTTTAATAGTCATTATTTTGTAACCGTTCCCCTAATATCGTCCAAAAATTTTATTTCCCATATGGAGTCTTGAGGTATATATATTACACTTTCATCTGTTGACATATTGTACCTTATGTCATAGGAGTTATTACTGTATCTGCCTCCGCCAACAACATTTCTAACAATAACCCCATCTCTCTGCGGAACGGAAACAACTTCTGGTATAGAGCGCAAAATTCTATAAACCTCTGTTATGTAAAACGGCTCTCCTATGTCTGGTGCTATGTTCATCAGCTCGTCGTGAATTTTTCTTTTAACTTCCGTTAGCAGAGTCTGTGGGTTAGAACTCGGTGACACTTGAAATTTAAGATCTAATGCAAGGTTAATGACATGAGCATCAAACAGGTCAACACTATCTGATATCATTTTCATAGAATTTATCCAAGTTTTCAAATTCTGTTTTACTATTAAAGAAGGTGCTTCCATTTTTCCAGCTGCACTTTCAGATATTAGATATATATTAAGGTTTCTTGTTAAATCGTTGTTGTCCCTAACCACACAGGCTCTCTTAATTGCCCCAAAGTGAGATGGCATTGAGTATATAGCGCTTATATAATCTTGCTTAGTTACCGCTCTACCTTGCGATGAATAATTACCTAAATGCCTCTTTTTTAACTCTTCTGTATTTGATATTGTAACATGGCCATTAATTGGCTGTTCGTTGAATATTTGAATATTGTCTCTTATATATGAGACTTTTGCCTCATCTAGCAAGTGTTCATTGTTAAAGGACATTATTGGGTTTAAAACCTGATTTATTGTTCCTGCTGCGGCATTTGAATTAAGATTGCTGTTACTTCTGTATGTTATCGTAAGTGTTGTATTTTGCGGTGCTACGCCCAGCGCATTAGACGTTAAGATGTTGTACGGGTTTTGCTTAGGACTAGAAATGTATTCGCCGCCAGCTCTTTTTAATACGAGTTTTGAAGGATCAACTAAAGAGTTTGTTGTCTCGTCCCCTCCAGAACCATAGCCAAAGTGTATAAATGTCCTATCTAAATCTGTTTGTTTTATAAATCTTCTAGGTACTGGCTGTGCTTTTAATCTAACCCTAATTGGACTATCTTTGTCCACAGAAGGGTCGATGACCGATTTATATATTGTGTCTTGTGTTAAATTATCTACTCTATAGTATTCCCTTTTCTCAGAGTCAAGAATTTTTATTATTTCTGTCACTCCAGAATCAGGTATTTCTATTTTTAAAAACTTCCTATATTCACCCACTTCAACAACAAAATCTTTAACTTCTCCAGAGGTGATTGGTATTTTTGCTTTTAGTAAGTAATAACTTAGTTTGGACCCATCTGTATTTGTTTTGTGTCCAATAATTTCTGAGTTTGCCAGGTTAACTGATACATCTTCCATTTGTGTGAAAACGTTCCCCCCCTGAGTCCTATATGTTGATCCAGCATGAATAACAAAATTATAATTTGTGTCTACTCCAATTCCAATAGATTTTGCTGGAATTGGCAAATAAAGATCCACTAGTCCAAAAGTTGATACTGTAGTCTCAGGCTGGCCGCCTATTGCTGTAATATGTTGAAAAACATTTGAAACCTCTTTTGAAAACATTGGATTTGCTTCATTTGCATTGTGATCTATATAATAGTGAAGCTGGTCTCCTATATAAGAAACCAGATCAAACATCATCGAACCAAAAGATGATTTACTAAAATCCTGATACGTATCTGGATAGTATGTTTTTATATGGCTTTTTAAATCTTCTTTTATTTCTTCAAAGCCCTTTTTGGTATAATCCACTGGTACTTTCTTTTTAGTAATTTTAGTATTTATTGTTGTCATAAAGTTAATTCTCTTATGTTTTTATAAAGTAAATATATTTTTCTATAATTCTTTTCCAATTTTTGAGTTAGAAGACCTAATGGTGACATTTGTTTTATTTGAGTTATCAAGTCCAAAATCTATTTCTTGAATTATGCCTAGCAACTCTACCGAATATGTTATTCTTAAAATAGTGGTGAGTGAATCCTGGTCGCTATCGGAGTGTATAAAATTGGAATTTATTAATTTTATTTGTGGCAAATATTTAGATAATTGATTTTTTAACCTAGATTTAAACTCATCTAATTCAGGTGATCGGTAACCTTCGAAAAGATACCTTGCTATACCTACTCCTAAATCTGGATTCATAGGCCATTCACCTGGGATCGTTTGTAACAAAAATATAAAATTCTGGTTTATGGATTCTACAGTATTTTTTATTGCTTCATATGGTCCATCTTCGGGACCGACCCTAAGTGGCCATTTTGGTTGAAGCTGCGGCTTTCTATTTAAAAACTCCATTTTAGTACCTCTACTATAAGTAGAAAATTGTTTTATAAATAATGTTTCTTATTTGAAATCATCTGGATTTGGTATCTTGTCCCCGAAAGCATTCGGCGGCACATCTTCACACTGTAACTCTGGATCCTCCAGGGAACCTCTAGAATAAAGGGCAGCGACATTATTATCCTCTATAGAACATGTGCCAGATATTTCTCTAAGTTTTTTATCACCTTTTAATTCAGGCATAGCTAGAGCAATGGCTGTCAGTGGAGATATCGGGTGACCGTATCGGCCTGAATTCAAAGTCCCGCTGGGGTCCCAACTAAAATCTGCTTTTTCTACACAAGGTATTGTAAACTGGAATGCTCCGTCAAACAATGACAAAGGACCTTTGTAGAGATAATTTATAAAATGCCTCATTGTATATTTTATTGGCTTTGTGTTTGGTGTGAAAGATAATAACTCATCAAAAGAATATACTATATCTCTAGAGAAAGTAGAGACCAATGGTGAATATTTACCGTCTTTCTTTCTATCTTCTCTAAACTGAAGACCTGCTTTGAGCGATTCCGCATTGTCGATATTTCCTCGCCTGAGATCTATTCTGTCAATCTTATCTGCCGATTTTGTATTTATGGCGCCGAATGTTAACTCATTTATTTCGCAATTTTGATAATGAAGCTTCATCTCTTTGTAGGCCGGGTCGACCACACTGGCGATACCCCTGAAGAGAAGAGATGGAAATTCTTTAATTGCCTCCAACAACATACTCATAAAGTCTTCTAAAAACTCTGTAGAAAATGGCAAATCAAAACACTCCATTCCACGTGCATCCGATACTTTATTATCCGTAAACGCCTTATAAAGATCTGACTGGCTCATATTATTAAAAAACCTGCTTCTTTCTTGAGAATTTAAACCCGCTATGTTCATTAGGAAAGACAGGCTAGCTTTTGGGCTTTCCATGAAAGTGGGCATTGTACTGTACCCTGACAAAGTTGTGGTGGCAAATATTGTTGATAGTGCTTGGTACCTTTTTGTCGGAAATATATATTCAAAATAAACTTTAGAATCCTCCTGCTCCAAAAGTTGCTGTGCCATCCATGGGGCGCGCAGTTCAAATTTTTCTTTAAGGTTTTCTAAATTGTAGCAATCAACAAATATATCAGATGATGTACCGGTACCGAAGGTTGAAACATCCTCTTGCTTAAAAGTAAGTGGTATGCTAAGCATAGCAGCAGTGTTGGCCCTGTGTACTCCATTCATATAAAAGCTTCTCTGTTCTTGAGAAAGTAGTGCTAATGAATCAGATGATAAAAGATTTCTAAATTGTTGGTCAGATATTGTGTCTTTTATTCTTGGAACATTAAAAACTAATCTCGCTTTCTGGTGTATTTTTGATTTTGACAAAAGATTATTTACAATTGCATCTCCAACAACCACCTCTTGGTTATCAATCATCCTGTTGAGGGTTTGCGGAATATCTGTATAGTTCTCAAACGCGTTGATCCAATTTGATCTCATTGCGTACATAATAAGCATATATAGTGGAGGCCCTTGTTCTCCAGGTGAATTTGGTGGTTTTCTTAGTAGTACATTCATGCGATTAGCTAAATGTTTGAAAATGCCTGCTGGGGACAGAAGTGCGTTTTTTGAAAGAGCGTTGCTGTATTCGTTCTCAGTCGCCGGCGAGTTTCCTAATGAATATCCCTTTAAATTAAGGTGGTCACGGATAAACCCAGTTTTTACCAATTGTCTATACTCATCTAAACTCATTTTTGATAAAAAGTCTTCAGATCTTGCCCGCGTGATGACATAAAGGTTTTCTTCCCTAAACACAGAGCCGGCTTCAAACTTATCAAAATGAAAATATTTTGATATACCATCTACATTATAAACGACTGGTACTAAAGTGTTTCTGCCGGCAGAAGTAAATATTTGATTCTTATTAGCATATGGGCTATAATCTTTCCTGTCAATATTGTGCGCAACATACGCTAATTGATCAGAAGCACCATAAAGTGGCCACACTTTATTGTCTTCCAGGTTTATTCGTCCGGACGTGTAATTTCCACCGACCGCGGCATATACGGCGCCGATGTCGCCCTGATACTCACCTTCAAAGGTTTTGGCGTTTGGTGCTGAATTGTTTATCACCGTCTGCCGGAGCCTTGGTCCAGAATTCAGACCGGATAGGCGCCTCTCTTCTGGTTGGTAAAAAAATTGGCTATTGACATTTTCTTCCATGCCATAGTTCCGAGCTAAATTAGAAATTCCTTTTTGTGTAACCAACGACCAATCATCACTATTAAAGGCAGGCGTCATTGTTTCTATAAAGACTCTTACCCACTCCTCTTGTCCTACTGATTCTGATCTAACATTTCGAACGATAGTTTTTAGATCGTCCAATATTTCATCTATAGTTGGATTGACAAATCTGGATGGCTCATATTCGAACACAATAGGAAAGCTGGGACTGGCATCGCGGTCACCGAGGGTTGGATCCCATTTGGGGTCCCCGCTGTTGATCTGCCGATTGATAAAATTTAAAAATATTGAGGGAGCAGATTTTGTGTTATTCGCGTCGGGGTTATTGGCCGCAACAGTATCTTTCCACTGTTGTGTTGCCGCAGCATTGGTCCACGATGCTCTGTAATTTAAAAGACCTCCGGGTAAAAACTGTGTCATTTTTTCTAGAGTGATTGCCTGAGTCGGTTTGAGTCCATATTCCATAACAGCTCGACTAAATGACTGTCCACCAGGCTGCATGGGGGCATACTGCGCGCCGCCTTGAGGGGCGCCAGCAACTTTGTGGCCTACGGAGCCTCCACCAGTATATCCACCAAAAAACTCATCTCTTGGCTTGAGTTGAGCGAATGGCGAATAGCCGGCGCCTAGGCGAAAACTCAAGGTGTAGTTATCGTATGTGTCTTGTATTTGTCTCCCATTTATCCTAAAGGAGCAATATTTTCCAGATTTCCAGTTTTTATTTGCAAGATTCATCCATTTGTCGCGCTGTTTTGTCAGCCATGTTCCAGCCGGAAACATTCCGGGCATGCAGATCAACTTAAATATCCTAGTTAAAGCTTGTGTGTACCCATTTTGAACCCCCACCAAAGTTTTATTCCTCAAGACGCAATAATTAGAAGTTCCAGTATCTTTCCAGGCGCGCCCGTCATCACCAATAGGTGAGTCAGCCCCATTGTTGTAAAGCCCTGTTGTGCCTGCTAAGCCCAAGCCAGCCACAAGAACATGAAACCAGTAGAGCCCAAGCTTGGCTTGTTCATACTTGGCACCATCAACTATTCTTCTAGCTCTAGTAAACGTTCTTGTAGACATTCCACCAATAGTTGCGTTAAATCCATTATCAAACATGTTTACCATATTTGTAGCAAACCCATGCCGGCATGCGAGAGCCATTACCGCTAATTTTGACATAAATGATGGCGCTTTTTGTTTCGCAAAAACCAACAACCTTCTCATAAATTCCATTGCTTTTAAGCATTTTTCTTGCTCAGAATAGACATTATTCTTATTGACACACGATTCTGTCCTAACTTGGTATTGTGCTAAGGCGCCAGTCTTCTTTATCATCTCATTTAAAAAACTTATCTGCGTATCAAGAATAGCATTTAATTTATCAGCGAACCTATTTTGAATTCTATTTTCTCTAGGTATGCCAATTAAAGCAGATGATGGCAGTGGGCGTCCGGGCGAGAGAATTTCCCTTATAGTATATAACCAGGAGTCGCCGGCGTCGTCGCGCCCGTCGCCCATCAAGCTACCAAAAGCATTTCTTATAACCGAATCCGTTATACCTATTTCGTCATAATTTGTTGTAGAACTTTCTAGAAGTTTGAACAATATTTTAAAAAAATCAGTCTGATACACACTAGCCCCGTCCGTTGCTTGATTTACAAACAATCCGTCAACGGCCTTCTTGATGAAGCCTTCTAGGGATGTTAATGGTTGTTGGCCTTGGCCGCTGGGTCGCGTATCTGAATCTTTTAATTGTTGCGCTGTTCTAAAGATAGTAGTTATATTTGAGCAAAAAAAGTTACATATATCTGCCAAAGAAAAACGGCCGTCGCCATAAAACATTGAGGACCCATATTCTTTTATGTGCGGACCAGATATTCTATTGTAGTTTACAAAATAGTGCCCGATGCCATCTCTGGTAATTGTTGAATCAATTATTTTATCTGTTTTTGAAAAATTTCTATAGTTAATAGACCAAGCTCTAAAAGATAAATCTCCACTATAATTATCAATAGACTTGGGATTATTGTGTATTGTAGCCTGCGGGCCGAAAGACGTGATGCCAACAGATCGGGAATCTTTCCAATATTCAGCAAAGTCATGCATCAAAGTCATTACGCCGGGGCGATAATAATACCTATGACAGTATGGGTTGCTGTTGTTATCACCCCGACCGGGGATATTTTTTTGTGGTTTCTCACTACTAAAATAAAATCTCATCCTGTCTGCTTTCGTTCCAAAACTATTTCCATCAAAAGAAGTCCTATGCATAGCATGAGACCATGGAGCAGTTGGTATATAATAAGAACGATGACCAACAAATTGTCTTCCTGCTCGACCTGCGTCGTCTCGGTACACAGAATGTTGAACTAATGGCTGAGCTTGAACTCCCTTTAGACCATATTGGGCTGTGTGCTTGCCAGTGTTGCTTGGCGTTAACAGGCCCCAGAAAGAATCCTGCGTTCTGCTTCTTAGATACCACTGTAATAAGTTGTGAATAGAGAAAGTTATTCTATGAAACATCTGGTGAGAATGACCTTTAGCAAATTTATTTACCGGTGTGTGATAAAAGTAATGTAATGATTCAAGGTGATTTATTAGATTTGTTTTGCTCTTATAAACAACTGATGGGTTATATGTAGCTCCCCGATTGTGTATATATTCCGAGTCGTCTTGGGCAGGATTAACGTTGAGGCCAACGGTGTTCTCGCCAGCGTAGACCTGGACATTATCTTCGGTATATTTCATTACTTGCTCAAGTGCATCTTGGGATGGAATTGGGTTTTGTGTCTTCCTTAATAAAAATCCTCGATTTTCGCTAAACAGTTTGTCCAATTCTTGATTTGAGTTCCATGTGGCTTGTTTGGTTTCCATCTCAAACGCTTCCGAATATATCCTTTCTATTGAACAATAGATCTTAGGATCATCGAACCGCATTTCACAATTAAAAGCGTGTGGGTTTATTTTTATATCGGCGTTCTCGGCGGCGGATGTGAGGCTTCTGTAAGTTTCTCTTGAAAAATTTGGAAACTGCCTGTTGTCGCCAAAGAAAAATCGTTGGACGATCGCATCTCTATTGGTCCTATCTGGCAAGCTCATTCTTGACATAAAAAGATCATAATCATCAAATATGTTTCTCATCGCTTGATTTAGTGTCGACACGTTTTGAGATGTTGGACCACCACTAACATAAGGGTCTACACCAGGCGGCCTAGGTGACCCGATCGGGATGATTTGACTTGGATCATAATCGTTATATACATCCACCTCTCTGTCTTTTGCCATATTTTGGATATATTTTGGTGCGACAAATCTAGCATATGCGGCTTTTACTTCATTCTCTATATACACCTGTGTTATCAAAAGCCTTAAAGGAACCCTGTATATGTTTGGAGGCAACAAGGTAAGTTTGGGATAGGCGACAGATCTGATATCCTCATCAGCACCAAAGCCAATTTTTGGCGTTTTGTGTATGTACATTCTAGTTCTAGAAAATTTATTTCCTCCGGCTTCCGCTTCCATGTTTTCGACTATGTTTGGATCTGACCAGTATGGTCTATTATATTTAAGCCAGTCGTACCGGTCGCCTTCTACGGAGGGTGTTCTACTCGACATGTATTCTAAATTATCAAAAATACTCACCATGGTAACTTCTTCCGGATTGTCGGAGGTTCCGGCGTCGGATGCCCAATCTATAACTCTGTGTTTAAATGGCGAAATTAAAGAAAGATAATTCTCTTTCGCGTCATCAGATTTTTGAGTAGACTTGCCATTATTAGTTAAAATTCCGCTAGTAAATTTAAAATTTGTAAACTTATCTATGCCCATGGGCCTCGCTATAAACGGGCCGTAAATATTATTACCCAAGCCTCGGGCCGGCCCGGCGTAGGCATTATCGCCCTTTCTGTCGTACCAAAAAGTAGGACCATATATATTACCATAGGCTGAGCGGAATCGATCACCTTGACCAAGCTGGTTTTTTACAATTGGTAGAACTTTATTAGTAAACTTGTCTTTTGTTTGTTGATCTGGTATAAAATTCAAAACTGCTGGGTCCATAGTTTCGCCTATAGTTTGGGAACCGTACAGGCCGGCTAATATAGACGAATCGCCTGAGAATTCTATAACTGTTTCATGCCAAACTTCCTCTACAAGCGCGCTGGATTCGCCAAGGTTGCTAATAAGGTCAGCTCCTAGAGAGTTCTTCCACTGTGTTTTATAAAACCTATAGGACTCATCATTTCGAAATTCACCAATTTTATTTGAAAATACTTCGTGTGTAGTATCGGAAAGTTGTTCTGGCTGAAATCTTAAAAAGTCTTTTGACTCTTCGTTTCTTTGGCCAGAGACAAGGTTTATGACATCCGATGGGCCGCCATCGAGGACTATTGCGCCCATTCCTTCTTGACTTGTAGATAGTTGAAGTTTAGATGGTCCGTTTGAGGTTTCAAAATCAACTCTTAATAGTCCACCTATTTTAGCACGAGATTCATTAAAATTTGTTGCATTATTGCCAGCAACTCTATGATGACTTATGCTTCTTATCGGTCGGGTATCTTCTAGTCCAGATTTTAATTTAACTTTATTTTGGTCTAAAAATTTAGTAAATTCAGGACTATTTGAAGAAAGATTATTGTGTAGCTCTACATGTTGACCGCTGCAAAAAGAACTGTACAACATTGTCCTTCCAGATTTAGGCAAAGATACGCTTGCCCGGGCAATGTCTCGGCCGTCAGCATTTGGCTGAAATATACTTTCATCAGCTTGCTGAAGAATAGATATGATATCTTCTCCGTTAGCCGATACAATGAACCATCTTGTCTCCTCTTGAACTTCTTCTACCTCATTTACAAAGCTGTTTCTAAAACTATTTGAGTCCCCGGTGCCGTCTGTTTCCAGAAACTGATATGCTTGCTTTGGGTCTGTAAAGATTTTAGCTCTGTAATCAAGAATGTCGCCCTGGCCATAATAAAAGTCTTTATAAGGGTGCGATAAGAAATCATTTTTAACTTTTATTATTTTTCTAATCTTTTTTATAAACCTTACTGGTGTTCTTCTAATCGTCTCAGGCATTGAGTGTGCAGCGCGTAATTGTGTATCTTCTATTGGGTAGTCAAAATCATCTGGGTCTGGCACATAATGCATAAGGCCGAGTAAATGGTTTCTAAATTTATCTAAGTTACTATCTGCGAGCGCAAATCTTAAAGCACTAATAAAGTCTTCTATATGAAAAATTTCAGTTAGCTCAGAGAATTTGTTGGGGTCATTAACAGAGGCAAAATCAATCTCGACTAACCTTTCTTCTGCTGTTCCCGCCGCGCCGCCTTCAATTTGAGGCCTGGCAGAAAAACCATAACTCGCATAATAACGCTCAAAAAACGGCATCAAATTTCTAAAGCGTGCTCTAGCAGAGGAAATATTCATATACTCCCTATCTCTTATTTGGCCTGCGAAGGCGCCGCCAATAGCGCGATGGTCTTGCGGGACCCCCCTGCTTTCATTTGCGCGGATGCGCGTGAGCTTGTTTCTTCTACTTTCCTCTAGGTTGCCAGGACTAAAATCTGGTATATTTATTATTTCGTCAACTATTTGACGGCCGGGGATCACTAAACTCTCCACGGAGGCCAAGGGTCCGACGACCTCTAAATAGTGCTCTATGTGAAAAAATGGATCATCACCTTCAACATAGCTAGCAGCTTGGGCGTTAGCGTTTAATTGTTCAACTGATACCGGAGGTTCATCACCTGGTGCTGGGGAGGTCCGGGCCAACTCAGTAAGAAAATCAAAATTACTACTGTCTCTAAGGGGATGCATCCAATAAAAATCACCCAAGTTTCTAGACCCTGACTCTTGTCCAGAGCGAGTACCTATAATATTGCCAAATGTATCTACCAGCGTCTCAGTTATTATTTCAGGGCGGGTACCGCTGACTGTTTGTACATTTTTAGAGCAATGTGATTGAGGTACGTAGTTTTTCGCGTACCAACTTAAAAATTCATCTCCCTCTGCTGTTGGGGCATTTTGAAACACTTCTTTTGATAAATCTAACAACTTCATTGATTGATTTTCTACTAATTTTCTTAATGCTATTTCATAATTGTCTATGCCGGTTATTTGGGAAACCATTGATTTCCAGTTTTGCTTCATTGACTCTTTTCTGTTTAGTTCTGATTTTATATATTGGAATATAAACTCTTGGATTGATTTTTCTTGAAACACTTCTTCAAAATCCCAGGATGTATATACCAGTGAACCCTTAAGTAAAAGCTCTACTAAACATATTCTAATAAAACCTATTAAACACACATTCTGTATTGCCCTTTCAACAGGGCCAGCGCTGTTATAATCAATATTGTAAGGGTACCCTTCTTCTTTTGCCAGTTCTTTAGAAATTTGACTACCCAATTCTTCTGTAACAATTTTATCAAAAGAAAGAATTGCTAGCTGCGGAACATTAAATCTATTTTTATAACATTGTTTGTCTTCATTATAGTAAGCCTCTCCTGAAACTCGCCTTTGAAATTCTGGATAATAATTTTCTTCGTCATATATTCTTGATTGTCTTGTGGCAAAAAACACCTGCTCAAAAACACCCTCCATAGCCTTGGAATATATTTTATTTTCGAATGCGGTTGCCACGGAATTCATTTGCCCATCTGTAAAGTCAACTTGGCCATAAAGCTCAGAAAAACTTCTCAAGCTTTTGGCCACTCTTCTTGCAAGAAGTTCTCTTCTAGAATACAGAGTTTTTTCGTCTTGATTTATTTCTATAATATCGCATACGTTTATTTCAACGGCGTTATCCTCAGTTCTAGGATCTAGAAACCCTTCGGAGTTTCGTACTCTAAACATATTGTCTTTATATAGCTTTATTGTATAAGCATCTCTTCTGACTCCAGACTCTAATATGTCTTCCCTCTCTCTTGCTTGTTCGTCTAGATGCTCTTGATATTTAAGTCCTGACTGTAGGGCTCCAAAGTTTGTTTCTAATTTTATTGGTCCGTTATTTAAAGTAGCAACATCAACTACTTCTATGCGGTTGTCTTGATTTCTATTTTCTATTTTTAAGTTTTCTAGCATATTTTCCTGTGTCAAAGAAAACAGCTCTCTTATTCCTCCTAGGTATTCATTACCTTGTTTGATCGAGGATACTCTGGTTAAGTGAAACCCCAGTTCCGATCTTAGCTCAGTAATTCTATTAACCAATATTCTATTGAGCATAATATCAGGAAGATTGGCCGGTAGAACTTCTTGTTGGTTTTCGGGTAAAGCTTCTGCGTTTAGATTACTTAACTCTACAGCGCGAACCTCCATAAGAAGCGGCATGACAAAAGTAAAATTTGCTAGATTTGATTCTTCTAGAGGAATCACAGTACATATAGCTGGTATTGGAACCTCAATTGGAGAATCAAGTGCTGAAATCGCTGGGACGCTTATTACTTCTCCTATTATGCTTGTACACTCTATACTGTTTAAATTAAATCTAGACCCTGCTTCGGCAGCGCTTGGTGCTTTATTAGTCCCGCGTAATTGCTCCCTCTGTGCTGGTGGAGTGTCGGATGGTAGTGGTAAATAGTACCCATTCTCAACGTGCCCCACTGGCTTAAGAGCTACTTCAAGGGTTGGTGGTGATTCCGCTATTTGCTGAAGAGTTATTGGTTCAAAGTTTCTACTGTCGCTCGTATAAAAGTCACCTTGATTAGCACTGCCAAAAATTCCGGCGTCTGGGTTCCACCTATATGTTTTACAGACTTTTTGGCCTGAAGGGCCCTCCGTCTCATAAACTTGATATAGGGCATTTAGTCTTTTTACCAGTTCTGTTCGTCCAGGGGGCTGACCTGGATTTGAAGCTTCATATTCTTCCACCAATAAAGTGAAAATTTTAAACCTCTCTAGTATAGTACTGACTATAATTTGAGAATCGTAGTCAAAATCAGGATCCGGTGGTCTTGTAATTCTTGGGGCCGAGAGAAACAAAGATGGGGCAAAATTACTTAAAGAACTAAGATAGGCCATTCTGGCAGACTCAAACAAGCCTTTGGCTGCCGTTGTTGACTGTTCTTTGAGGCTCGGTGGCAAGTCATTAATAATTGCATTTGGGTCTCCAAAGTTAACCACATCAGGCAGCAAATCAGATATTCCAACTTCCCCCAAAGCCTGTAGTTTATCTGCTTGGTCTTGAAGGTTCTTATTGGCTAGCTCTACAGCTTTGTCAATCTCTTCGTCAGAAGCTCCGCCGGCGAGCATTCTTTTTCTTATTTGATCCACATAAGAAGTTGTCTCATCACAACCAAAAGACCCAAGGGCCCAGTTGTTAAGAGCATCGCTTTGGAGGTTTTCACAAAAACCGTCAGGGATGAAAACTCCTATTGTATTAAAAAACTCTATAATTCTATCTTCAGAATTTAAATCGTCTATTTCATTTTTGGAAGCTAAGCGCTCTAACATTGACATAGACACAGGGTCAATTCTTTCCCCGTTAAGAAGTCTACAGACCTCTTCTCCAGTTAAGAAAAGTAAAGATTGTTCAGCAAAGTCCTTTACAGAGTCTATATTATCATCAGACATCTTAATTCCCAGGTCTGTCAAACCATCCACAACGGCCTGCTGTACGATTGGCGACGTACTAGAAAGTTCTCCATAAAGTTGATCCCTTAACTGTTCTTGGCAGAATGGAAAATTTAAAAAATCTATAATCATTCTCACAAAAGTACAAGCAATTCTCACAACAATATCAAAAAGCTGCTTTAGTATGAAATTTACCAAATTTTTGTACCAACCAAATATATCAATATTTGGAAACGGTGGCAGTTGAAAATTTGGAATTTTAAGATCAAAGCCCGGTAGTCTTAAACATTTTATAAAGTCACACAAAAGACCCGGCAGGCTTAGTTTTTTTAGAAAATCTTTATAGACAACTCTCAACTCACATGTTTTGCCCAAAAGCTGAAGCATCTGATCTTCGTTAAAGCTAGTGTTCCACGTTCTGCTTAGATTGCTTTTTGATCTATCAACCCATTTGTAGAATGGATCTTCAACGTTCTCTTGATACCACTGACTAATAGGGTTAAATTCCTCAAGGTTTCCCTTCAGTCCTGGTGTGTATTTTTTTAAGTATCCAAGACCTCTTTTGCCCAGGCCTATTTCATGACAGGCTGGCACATCGAAATCAAACAGGCTTTTTAGACCAAGGTCCTGGTTGAGCTGTCCTCCGGTCATATCATATATCTGAGCCAAGTAAGCTACTGTCCTTGGGTTACTTAGTGATCTATATTTTTTGATTTCCGAAGTGGGCACATATGAGTCTCCAGCCTTGATACCTGAAATTTGCATCCCTCCTGGTACCTGATCGAACGTAAACTGTATCTCATTTAAAAACGTTCCGGTAAATCTAGATAGCGGACTAACATCAAAGTAGTTTCCCTCACCAATACCAAAAGGCTCGTCACCAAAACGAAACGGTGGATCTTTTGGGACTTTATTTCTTTGTATACACTGCCTAAGCTCTGCTGGTAAATTTCCTAAAAGTAGCGCCTCTTTTGCTCCGTTAAACTTTGTATCGTTAAAAGTTATTCTTTCTTTTATCGATGCCATGTAGGCTTTTCTAAGGTCTGATGAAGCTAGCTGAGCCCTTGATTGTAAATTTGGAAAACTAATTTTTAAGTCGGTGTATTTACTCAAAGTCGGGTTTGATATATTTGCATCTACACCAGACGATATAAGGCTACCGAAAGTATTTAGTACCCCTGTTGTATAATCATAAGGATTAGCATTAAATGTATCAAAGTTTAAATTAGCATTACCAAGGACGCCCAAATCTACATTTACAGAATTTGCGCCGCTGTTACTTTCAAAAGACTCTAGTGTAGCTTCTCTAAGCGCTCTTTGTATTTCTTTTTTTCTTTTTGAGGTTAAAGCCCTATATTCTTGATATCTTCTTTTTTCGTCTCTCTCTGATCTTCCTATTGTAAATGGTGAACTAGTTTGTTCTGGAGGTGGCGATTCTCCCTCTTTTATACTGCAGTCTTCGTCTATTTTATTAAGAGGGTTTATAACATTTTGCGATCTCTTACTAGCATCAGAAAATTGCTGTATCAATAAATTATGCTGTTCTTTATCTGTATAGCCATTTTTAATAAAATCTAGCTTAGATTTATTTATATGAAACTTTGCTCTATAGTTATCTCCTGGCCTTAAAGAGGGCGTGACAAATTCAACAAACCTTATCAATGGATCATTAGGGTTGGCCACAGGGGCTGCGCCCGGGAGCCCTGACGGAACGGGTGTTTCAAAATCTTGATATATTTCATATTCGCCGGGGTGTGTCTCTATCAAATTAAGAGATGCTTCAGTATACATTGTTGTCAAAACCCATACTAAATCTTTTTCAGGTTTGTACACAGAATTCAATAAGCTGCCTTCTTTGTCTTTTGGCCGAAAGAAGCGATCTTCGGAATTAAAGAAGGCTCTTTCTCCAGATTTGTCGATAAAAGTTTTTCTAAATTCTTCGTTTCTTGTATCTAGATAAAATATTTCTGGCTTTCCATAGAATTTAAGTATTTCTGCTAGAGCCTTGTCTTCTAGTGACCTTATTACTACAGAGTATTCCCGCGTGGTGGCGTCATCGGGTTGGTCACCTGTTGGCATGAAAGGTGGCAAATTCTCTAATGTGTAGTCAGTTCTATTAAAGTACCCTATGGTTGAATCATTAACTAAAAAAGGATCTGGATCTATCAATGGATCCGGCTCGGATATTCTGTTGAGTGCTTCGGAGTAATCTTTATTTGAAAGGGCCCTAATATTTTCTGCTCTGGGTACGTTATTAGCAGGGTCGCTAATTTGTTCTATGGCTTTATAAAGTATGCTTTCATATCCGCCTGATCCGTCCGGGCGAGTGGGCCCAGATCTTGTGGAAGTATCATAAGAGACCAGGCTAAAATCTTCCAAGCTGTAATTGATGCTTGTCGTAGATATTTGTACTTCTTCTTCCAGGTTAAAATCTATTTTTTCAGATAGTGACACCTGTCGATAGTACTCTCCTATTACCTGTTGTGAATCTTCCCTATCCAGCACATTATAGAAACTACTAACTATATTCTCATCTTCAGAGGAACTTCTTTGTATGCCATCGTTTTGCGAATCCTCATCAAACCTAGAGTAATAAACTGGCTTTAAAACTAGATCGTGCGCTTCTGATAAATGCTCGAACGTTTTCGCATCATAGTGGTAAGATTGACTAGACAGTGTTGTTCTGGGTAGCCAACCATGCATAACAGCCAAAGTAGCTTCTCCAATTGATCCGAATTCGGAATTATATAAACTGGAAATTTTTTCAACCTGCTTTGACAAGAATTGATGAGTCTGATATCTTTGAACAGTAGGACTATCTTCCGCTCTACTTGACAAAGATATACTCTTGCCGGCCGGCAAGAGCGTCCTATTCGCACCAGAAGTTACCCATGGCGAAATGGTGCTAGCTGTTTCATGGTCTTCTAATTGTGGTGCCTGGTAAGACCCCCTTCTTCTAATAGCGTATATTTTTTCAGTGGTTTCTGGTATAGCATAGTGACTAAACAAGTAACTTAATATATAAAATTGATTTTCTGTCTGAAATCGGGTTATGTATTTTTGAAGGTTTTTATCAAATGTTGCCGCTTCCACATTTGACACAGGGACCCCCTTTACGCAATCAAACCAATGATTTGGATCTACAAGAGAGAGGTCCTCGTTCGGACCAGCATCTGCTGCGATTTCAGCTTGGCGTTTCACAACACCTAGGGCGTGCTTAATAATCAATATATCTCGGCCGATATCACCGAGCGTTCTTGGGCCGAATGATACCTTTTCTTTAGGATGCGAAATTTCTAATCTATATAAACTGTTATACATTTAATTAACCGTATTGTACCTACTCAAAATAAAGTTTTGGTTTTCACCCGTATCTCTTAAATAATTAGCAGTTAAGTTAAAATTATTTATTAATTGAAACAAGGAGCCGAACCTAGTTTTTACTAAAAGCTCTAATTGGGTTATTATGCCTGCTAACTTTTTAAATGGGTTTGGTATAGTGGTACCACTTGGTATTGGTATTAAGTCAAAATTATTCGCTATTATTGCATTGAAATTCATTTGTATAGAAGTCATGGCGTCCATAGCTTGTACGGCATCCTCTATTAACAGACCATAATGCTCTAAAACTTTGATTAGGTTATAACCCAAAACCATTGGCTGCTGGGGCAAGACATTTCCATTTTTATCAAGTCCATTTTCTGCTATCAAGTGTATGCCGTTGTTTTGTCGTATTCTATTGCCTAAAGAATTATACAACTCGTTGGGGCCACCGGTGACAATCTTAACGTCCTGGCGAGAGTGGATTCTAAACTTGTCTGATTTTAACATAATAGCACTAGTTGGAACTAGTTTTTTCTTTTGCCACTTTGTGCTTTCTGGATCGACGCCAGAGCTTCCCTGGTTTTCGTGGGATGCGGCAGATACCTCTGTTGTGATTTTAAAATTCTCGTCCACGTCCGTCATTTGACTTATATAGATTCTTGCAGCATCCATCATGAAGCCTGGGTGCTTGCCGTTTAAAAGCATCTCATTTGCTAATTCTGGTGGATACTCTGTGTTGAAGCTTGGAGAGCACACAATGTCACCTAGTTGACTAATCTTCTTAAGCGGAAATGGGGCCATGCGACCCACAACAATGTCGATGGCCGCAGAGCACATGTAACCACCATACCTTGATGTGTAGTCTCTGTTTGATGAATCTTTTTGAAATATTTGTTTATCTAAGGGAGAGTTATCTTGTCCAATAATGATGTTGGCGTTAATATGTTGAGACTTCCCCCCTATTCCTGCTTTGATGTTTTTTTCTCCCGGGCGGACAAGGTATTCCGGGACGTAATCATGAAGTATGAAATCCCCTTTTCCATCTAGTTGGTTATCTCCCTGAGTCTTCCATGGTAAGTGATTTTTTTGTTTTTCTGATCTAGTGTGTGTTTTTTTATTTTCTCTAGTTTGTGGACCTTGGCGATCTGATAGTTTCTGACTTTCACTTCTAGTTTGTGGTGATTCGGCCCCCGGGCTGGTCGATGAGTTTCCATTTTCGCTGGTGGCATTTACTGTGGAAACCTGCCTGGTTTGAGCCTGGGCCAATGTCTCTCTGGTTGCTGAGGACCCTAGTACTTTTTCTATATTTCTCGGCACTATCCCAGATGTTTCATAATCATTTGAAACTTTAATAGCAAAATTAGTTTTAACCTGGTTCATGGCTCCATTACGAGAACTAGAAGTGGAGGATTCAGTATACTCCTTTCCATCTATTTCTACAGAATATGTTGCTGTCCAACCTTGCTTTCCCTGTTTGTCTGTAGTTCTCTCTATTGAGTAAGTTGGTTTTCTTGTTATTTTATCTTTTATTGAATTGCTCATAAGTTTTATTTCGGCTTAAGCCATAGCTCCCGCATAAATATCGTAACTATAGGGGAAGGTAATATTAATACTAGATCCTATTGAGATGTCCACAGTTTTGTCAGAACCAAAGATACCATAAACTTTAGGAAATCTTCTTATTTTTTTTAAATAATTTTCTGCGCTCTCTTTTCCTTTGAAATCCTCACTTTTGATTTTCAAAGAGTCAAAACCTTCTTTTTGGCCTTTCGGGGTTTGTTTTTTTAGAAATGTAAAAAAGTTTCTTGCATCGGACGCTGGGATGGTCGGCAAACATGCGCAATACTCAGGTACCCATACTATAGCTTCCACTATTATTCTATTCTCTCCTTCATCAAAGCCCCTATTGTTTAAAATATACTCAATAAAGGTTTCGTCATACTTCTGCTTGAGCTTTTTTTCAGATATAAACGAAGTGTACAGCACCGTAGCGGAATAAACTTTATTATCATATGGTCTGTCCTCCTTGGACTCTCCTGATAACTCTCTTCTAATTGCCCATTTCCAAGAGTCTTTTGGGTCTTCCGGTCTTATAGTCTTTGGATTTGATCTTGGGGTTTTTAAATTTTTATTTCCAAACATGCCTAATCCTCATTGGCAGAACTATTAATGATATCAAAAAGATCTTGCTTATCCTCTTCGGATATATTTTGATTTTTTTCTGATTTTTTCTGCACCAGTGCTGCCAATTTTACTAATTGTTCATTTGATCTTTGAAGGGTCTCTAGATATTTCGCTGCTACTAAACCTACTTCTCTGTGTCTGTCGTCGCTACTTTGCATGTATTTCATCAGATTCATTAGCAAAGTCTTAGTTGCTGCACGATCTTCAGTTATGTTGTTTTTAGCTTGATCTATAAAATCTTCTATCTTCTTTGACATACTATAATTATTTTTTAGTAAAAAAAATCACTCTTTATCCCACTTTGTTTTAAACATTCTGTACTTTTCTCTTAATTTGTTTAAGTTATTAACAACCTGCTTTGTATTTAGCCCTGTTAACTCTCTTAAATATAGGTATACTGCTTTTTTATTAAATATTTCTATATCTTCAATGTTGTGAAGCAGTATCTTTACAGCCTCTAAGACTGCTTTCTCATTTTTTTTAAGGGTGTCTTTATCCCAGTTATCTAAATTTTGTAACAAGTTATTCCAGAACTCAAGCTCTATTCGCTGAGATACATAAGATTCTGATGGATCAGTTGTACCTAAGATATCCGCTCCGCCGTTTTCTACCAAGTTCTCAAAAGAAACTTCTTTTTTTATTTTTTTGGAGTTTTGCTTTACCTTATGTATAAACCAATTTTTTGTAACAACAGAAAAATAAGAAAAAGCTTTAGAGCCCTTATTAGGATCATACTTATTTAGAATAGTTGTAAGCCAAACTTTACAATCTTCGCGTAGAGAGTCTATATTTGGAAGGATATTAAACTTGTATGTAAAGATTATTTTATCAACCATCTCGCTAAAAGCTGGCTGTATCATTTTTTCGTAAAGCGTTGACCTTTCTTTGTAACATGCTGATGCGCAGTATCTTATTATTGCTTCTTCGTGAACACGTGTAAAATACTGATTTTTAGTTTTCTTTCTTCTTCGGCGCCTTATTGGCTTGGGTTTTTTCGCTTGTGTTTCTGTTGTCAATTTTCCTGCTCCTCTGGTTCCTCGCCAAGCAGAAAATCAAACTGTTCTATCTTCTCCACCATGTCTGTTCCGTGATGTATCAAGGTCTGTAAAGTTTGGTCTCCATAAAACATTTCCATTTCATGAACTGCTTTTACGTGACCAACGTAGTCTGCAACCTGGTCTGCTAGTTGTGCCATGTCCTCTTCTCTTGCCCTGAGTATTCCTATCAGCCATCGGGAGTAGAAAACAAACACTACGTTAATAATAGCGCTGGTAATTAAAAATAATTCTGTCATTTATCAAATACTTCCGTTTTAAGCTCTCTTCTCTGTTGCTTGAGGTCTTTCTTGGCATCTTTGATAAACTCGTCTACAACGGCGCCTGTACGCTTCTCAGCGGCTTTTTCAGTTTGCTTTTTAATATTGAAAACAGGCACTTTAATCAAATCACCATGGCTATGACATTTTATACACTTTTCTTGCTCAAAAAACATGCCATGACTAACTTCAAAGACCTCTTTACAACTATCACACTTATAAGTGTATCGGGGCATATTAATCTGATCCAGTAGTGTTTTTTACTTCTTCTACTATTGGTGCTGTTGGGTTAATTTTAAAATTTGGAGGATTCTTTACTAGAAGTTCCTCACTTGAGCTAACTTGAAAGTCAAACTCCTTTAAAACAGGGACAATATCGCTTTGTTCCAGTAAGGACTTTTGTAAAGCCATCATGATGGCTCCCATTGCTTGGTTAGATAATTTCATTTTATTTCTCCTTGAAAAAAGTTTCTGAATTTATATTTTTGTCATCTATAAAAAGATCATATATTGGCTTACCAAAGTGAAGCTCGTGGTGTTTTACATTCCACTCTTTAAATTGTTGCTCCGTTACATCTCTCCAGTCAATACCAGAACCGGTTCCTCTGGCTGTCCAATACACAATTTTGTCTCCATTATCGTACATTGTATTAATTTTTTTAATGTTTTTTTTTATAGGTGTAGCTTTAGAGTAGTCTCGATTTTCAGGACTTATACAGATTGTCTCATCTATATCAACATAGACTATCATTATGACAACTCCTTTTTATAAAAATTGTCTCTAAAAAAATCAATCTTAATTGATGAATTCTCTAAGTTAAAAACTGTGTTGTTTTTCATCATATAAAATGTATTTATGAACTCTGGGTAACCTTTTGAGCCGTCATTATAGTACCTGGGAGTGTCAAAATCTCCAAAACCTACTGATTTTATTTCTTTTAGATTTGGAAAAAAGTTTAAAATCATAGGTATGAGCACGCAGCTGAATTTGTCTGTGTTTGTTTTCTTGTTTCCGCTAAAAATGTACAATTGTTTTTTATAGTCAAAGAATGAACTAGCAAACTTAGGATGGGTTATATCTATACAGGTGGAATCTTTTTTTATAACCTCTTTGAAATTATCTTGAAACTTTAAAGATATAAACTTCTCATACGAACTTCTGAAGTCTCTTATAAAACTGTTACAGGTAAAACCATATCTATAAAAAGTGCTTAAATCGTTTTCATAAAGATCATATATCATCAAGCTAGTATCTGATAAAAAGGGATCATTTTCATAAAAATTCATCTTTCTACCTATTGTGTACGGATCTAAGAAGGAAAAGTAATGAGGTTTTATACCTATCTTTTGTAAATAAAACAATGAATCAGTATAAGAAAATATTTTATACCCATTCGATAAAAGATCTTCTATCTCTTTTTTTGGGATTTCATTGACCTTTTTTGAGGGACCAGTTATTAAAAGTTTTTCAATATTATCCATTCGCCACTCTCTTGTCTGGATTGTTTAGATACTCTTGGTACTCTTCTCCTAGTTTATCGGTCAGTATTTCTGTTGAAAGGTTACAAGCATGTTTGTGCCCAACATTGTTGAAGGATATTTCAGAGCCTACATCGTGCAATATATAGTCCCAAAATTCTAAATATTGTTCAACGTACCTCTTCATTCTTTTTTGCTGATCGTATAAAGACTCAAATGTACCAGTTTCAGGCCATTTTTTAGGTTGAAAAGAGTGAAAATGCTTCTTTTCTTTGCCTGGTAATATTGGCCCATCCATACCTACAATAGATATGTGCTTGGGTTTTAAATTACAAAGGTAAGATATTATTCTTGTCATAGCTCCTATCTTGGAATGATACCTAGTATGACCCCAAACTACCCTTTCTCCATATTCTGTTTTAAATTTAACGAGATCTGACTTTGGCCTTCCTACATTCTCAAAACAAATTAAAGTTTCATCATTCCTTTTTAAATAATCTTTTAAGTTTTTAGATTCAAAATCAATCTCATCACCCAAGAAAACCATAAACATCTTTATTTTATTTATAGTCTCATTGTTATAAAAATGATTACAAGAAAAAACATGATCATAATCAGAAACACTATATTGAGATTCCATAGAAGATGGACCGCCACCGATTACAAGTATCTTTGAACCTTCAATTTGAGCAAGATTGTCACTATATTGGTATATACATTCACTGTTAGCCTTAACTTTTCCTCCCCCCAGATAGGGAACCAGTTCCTTTTTGACATATTCTAGCCCTTGCAAAGGGTTACCTTTAAATTGAGATGAGGGATATATAAAAGAACTATCTTTTATACTGTGAGTTTTCCATGTTTTTTCAAAAGTCCATTTCATATTATTGCTCCCGGGAGTCGTAATCTCTTTTTAACATCGAAAGGATGTGAGAGTCCCAATATTTACCTTCTGAGTAGTAGTTCTCTCTTAACATCCCTTCGTCTTTAAACCCAATATGCCTGTACATGTCCAATGAGGCGTTGTTACTATATACTTCACACCATATTCTATTAAGGTTTAAATACTCAAAGCCATATCTACATAATTGCCTAAGAGCGTCAGATCCAAACCCTTTTCCTCTATACTCCATATCACCAATGTAAATAGCAAACTCAGCTGTACGGCTGACCCAGTTTACATATGATAGTGCGCAATGGCCTATGATTTTTTGTTTTTTTTTATCGTTTATGGTAAAGTGAAATTCAGTTGATTTAGTTGTTACATTACTAAACCATTCTTGCTGCATTTCTTTTGTAATTTCTCGATACTCTCTAAAATATCTTCTGAGGGAGGGGAGGTTTCTCCATTGTCTCAACTGCTCAATATCTTGAGACTCAAGGCCTCGGAGCATTATTTTGCTGCCATTTATCACTATTCTATACTCACTAATTGATTAAACTTTTCAGCATATCTTATCCCAACTTCGGAGCCCCACGTACTCATTAGTGCTTTGACATTCTTAATACTTCGACTATGTGGCCATGGCCGCATTTCTTCTGCGTAACAATCTTCTAAGCACCTTAATTTATCGCCGTATGTTCCCCCTACATCAATATATGTATTGCTATTAAATTTAGAATTAAAATTATAATCTGTAGAAGATGGTATATAATAAGTCATAATCCTGTGTTTGAGGCCGTACTGAGGCCTAAAAACAGTAAGAGACACATTATTTACAGCTCTATGGTCCACATTTAAGCAAGATGAGTCATGAGTTAATATCAGATCAGGATTAAAATCTACATTATTTTCAACAAATTTACATAAATCTAGTGCTGAAACTGTGTCCATCTTGTTATCTGGAAAGTTACCTGTACAATAACTGTGTATTCCCAAAATATCTGATACCTTGTCTAAGGTTTGTCTATCATTCCTGGGACTGGATGAAGAATGAACTCTGGATGAAACTCCATCAGTAAAAACAATTAATCGAATCTTACTACCCAATAGTGATAGCTTTTTTATTGTTGCACCACAGCCTAAAGTTTCATCGTCAGGATGTGCGGCGAGGACTAACACATTTTCATATACTGGTAACATCTTACTCTATTTCTTTCCGTATCTTTACATCTGATATCACTAGGTTTCCGGAAACTAATTTTGCTCTAGAGAATGATAACATAAAATTGCCAACTTTTATACATGCTTCGTCATACCCTTCAGCATCAAGGGCCCTTATGTGATCATAAACTTGACATATGTCACTTTCATTATTCATTACTTCAAGGAGCTTGGAGCCCTTCAATCTCTTCAGTGTAGTTGGTGTTCCAATTTGTGCTTTTGGCGTTGGGTTATTTTTAATACATATCAATATAAGATGGTGCGCTACTTTTGAAATTTGCATCCAAATATCAGTTAGCGACCCATGTAAGCTTATAGGCTTAGAACAATATATGTCTCCTGAATCTATTTGTTCAGTCATTTGTATTGCGTTAACCATGGACGAATGAACTCCTCCAAATATTTGATTTTGCAAGGGAGAACCGCCTCTATAATTTGGCAAGTTTGCTGTATGAAAAACAACACATCTATAATTTGAAAAAATATCTTTTTCTACTATTTTTGACCAATGAAAGAAAAACACCCATGACGGATTTTTCTTGATGAGGTCATCTTTGTAACTATCATCACTGTAAAGTAAAAAATTTATTCCACTATTTGTCAACATACTACATAAACTATCAGTCCATATGTTGCGTTTTGAGACAATAAAAATCATATCGTTTTGCTTAGTCAATTTCTATAAACTCATCAATATTATAATCTCTGCCTGCTTGTTTTCCGAGTACGTTATAATACTCAGATGAGTGAATATTTCCAGCAAGAAAGGGTCGTTTTGTTGTGGTGTTATTTGTAGTAAAAATGTCCCCTTTTTTAATTGATTGATTAGCAACCACAGACCTCATTGCTTTTACAAACTTTTGTTCACTATTAGTAAAAGCATGTTGTGTGTCAGTACACATTGTCTCAGCTACTCTGATTTGGTCAATCATTTTCTTTAACATTGCTGGCTCAACAGCAAAGGGGTGATCTGGACCTGGTAAATGTCTTGATAATGTAAAATGTTTTTCTATACAGGTTGCGCCTTTGGCAATGGCCAGCGAAGGCGCTAAAATGCTTTCAGTGTGATCCGATAGGCCCACCTTGACTTCTGGGTATGTTTGTCTTATATTGTCAATCCTGTTTAGGTTTATATCTGTATTTGGCGTAGGGTAGGCATTATTACAGTGAAGGATTGTTATGTCTGGATTTGTTTGTTCTTTACTTGCCCAGTCTATAATGTTCTTAATTGAATCTATGTTACTACCTATCCCTGCTGAAACAACGAGCGGTAACCCAAAAGAGGCGACCATTCTAACGAACCGAGGATCCGTAGACTCAAAACCCGCAATCTTTAATCTCTTTACTCCCAACTTTACTAATTGTTCGGCAGCTGCCTCATCAAACGGTGTAGACATAAATTCAATTCCGACCTCATCGCAATAGCATTTTAAGTCTTCTTGCCATTCTCTAGGCAGCTCTATATCTCTAATGAGATTATTTATGTTTTTATAACCAGCGAAATCTGGTGTGTTTTTTGAATATAACGTTTCTGATGAATATGTTTGAAATTTTACTGCATCTGCCCCTGACTCATGGGCAACTCTTATAAGTGAAAGCGCTTGATCAAAATTCCTATTATGGTTAGCACCTGCTTCTGCTATAACTAATACACTCATTTACTATCTTTTCTAGCTCCAAATCTGATAAATTCTGGTGTATTGGCAAGTTTATTATTTTGTTATCGTAAGATTCTAAATTTTCTAAAACCTGGTCGCAAAAATACTGTTTGGTTTTGTGTAAAAATGGATAATGAAAACTAGCTTGGACACCATTTGCTTCTAAATACTCCCTCATCTTATCAGATTCTAGTTCAGGTTTTAATATAACACTACAAAGATAATAAGAAGACCCCTCATCGTGATTTGTAAACCTGCCTATTTTGCCATCTAAGTTATTTTTTAAAAAATTAAAATTTGATTTTCTTTTATTCACATTTTTTAAACACTTCTCTAGCTGTGACAGCCCTATTGTGGCGTTCAAGTTATTTAGATAGAAGTTAAAACCAGATTGAACCAAATCATAGCTATCACTTATTTGTTTTCTGCCAAAGTTTCTTCCTTGTAGGAAATATTCTGGATCTTCATTTGTTGCCACTAGGCCGCCATTTGACATACAGACTGGTTTTACAGAATGAAAAGAGTAAAAATCATAGTCACTATCCATTTTTGAACTAATACAATGAGCAGAGTCAACAACTACTGTTGCTTTATATTCTTTTGCTATCTCTGATATATCTTTGATTTGTGACACACCGCCATACAAAATGGGCATAACAACTATATGCTTGTCGGTTTTCTTTATAATCTTTTTCAAATGATCACCGCACATCAGAAGATCTTGATCTACGTCAACATACACAATTTTATGTTGGTTTTTTAACGCGGCATACACTGGTGATACAAAAGCTAAAGATGGAGTATAAACAACACACTCCCCATATTTTTCATATAAATACTCAAATATAATATAGGCTGCAGCCGAAGCAGACGAGGTACCTATGTTGTTGGTTTTATTTGAGAATTTTTTATATTCTTTTTCAAACTTATTGACATTTTCTCCAAACCCAAGTATCTTACTTTTAAGTACTTCGGAAACTTTATTAATATCTGAATGTTCTATATTGGGTTCAAAGCACTTTATCATTCTATAACTCCTCTTTTTCTATCAGATAAAGACAAGTATACATCTGACTTTTTATCTACAAAATTTATCTCTTCAGTGTCATATTCAAAAGTTGGTAAAATACTATTTTTTATGTGTGGAGCATCTGGCCTTAGATAACATGCATGTGTTGCGATTCTTTGTCCTTTTGTTACTCTGCCCCCTTTATGAAAGCCATTAGAATCGAAGAAGCAAACTGTGCCGGCTTTTCCCTCCATACAAACTATGTCCTCTTTGGGTATAGAAGCTACGGCTGATTGGTTTAAATTAGCAGCACCGCCATGCATATTTGGCCAAATGTGTGAGTTTCTTTTGCCATAAGAACTTTCCTTGACATACCACAGAGCACCATTCTCTCTACTTACATCATTATAATATACGAACACCTTGAACGTATTGGTATCTTCTTGGTCTCTATGCCAGTTTTGGCTAGCTGAGGGTGGGAAGGGATTTTGAGGGTGATACATCACGAGACAATTTCTCATCTTTACATTGTCCACTTGTAGATATTTTTCGGCAAGATCTAAAAAAACGTTATTTAAGTAAAATTGTATGATGCTTCCATCTTCTAGGCCCAAGGATCTTCCTAGGAGTTGCTTGTTTTGAAGTTCATAAAACTTTTTTCTATCTCTAATAGGGTTGTGTTTCAGTAATCTATCAGATCGATGCCCAATCTCTTCTCTGCCAACAAGGTTCTCCAAATATTGCTTATTTTGCGCAAACAAGCTTTCTACGCCAAGATCAAAAACATTCGATATGCAATAACCTTTTTTATTTAGAGATTCTAGAACCATTTTAAGATCCACTTTTTGTCTCTCCGGAACCTCTCTTGATTAAATTCACAAGCTCTTTTACGTCTTTACTTACATGAAGAGAAGAATTAAAATGTGGACCTTGGTATTTCTTCCAAATATCATTGTGGTCTCTCTTGGTATACTGAGGCCTCACACAGAGAAGATTTATGCCCTCTACTTTGTATGTGAATGGCAATTCTGTCTCCGCTAGCATGTCTTCATGTAACTTTTCTCCAGGTCGAAGGCCCATCATATCATATTCAAAAGGAGAGCCGTGTAGGTGCTCTACTGCCTTTAAAATAGTTGTCATGTCGTAAGAATTAATTTGAGGAATAAAAACCTCTCCACCCTCACAATTGGTAACTGCTCCAAGGACAGTGTCGACCGCATCTTCTAGAGTAAAAAGAAACCTTGTCATCTCTAGGGAAGTAACCTTTATATTCTCGCCCTGATTCAGCAACCCCAACCAAAGAGGTATAAAAGATCCACGAGATGCTATTACGTTGCCATACCTAACTGAAGAGAATATGGTAGAACTTGAATCATAGTCGTGGTTTGTGAACAATCTTTCTGCTATGAATTTAGAAGAACCGTAGACATTCACTGGCTGACATGCTTTGTCTGTAGAGATAAGAACACACTTCTCAACATCTGTTAGTAATGACGCTTTAGCAACATTGTCTGATCCATGGATATTTGTCTTGATACACTCATCTGGATGAAACTCCATATCGTCAATCCTTTTGAGTGCAGCTGTGTGTATAACCACATCTGGTTTTTCCTTTTTCATGGAAACATAAAGTTTATCAAAATCTCTAATATCCCCTATGATACATTTAACTTTATTGTCTGCTCCGAATTTAAGTGCTTGCTTTCCCTCATCTCGGGAATATACAACTATCTCACAATTATATTGTTTCAGCCTAGAAACAAGCGCGTTGCCCAGTGAGCCAGTTCCGCCAGTGATAAAAACCTTTTTATTTTTCAGATATTCAAAGTTCAAAATTTATCTCCTAACAATATTTGTATCTATCGAGGGGTCCATATTAAAGGTTGTGTGAGCCCACCCATCACCCGTATAGCTTTTATCAACCAAGCTATCTCTATTGTAATTTATGGGTCTAAACTGTAGTGTAGCTGCTAGCCTATCACCCTTAGTTGGTAGCGACCCTTTATGAACAATATTATTGTCGAACAATATTGCTGTTCCCATTTTACCATGTATCGGCGTTGGTTTACAACCACTTTTTACCATCGCTAGTATAGCTTCATCTGGTACCCTGGAGCCCCACCAAGAACAGTGTCGCGATTGGTGCTCTCCTTTCGATGTGCACCAATCTTTATGATCAACTCTTCTTGTTGTTGCTTTAACAGCTTCGTTGTCTGTATCTTTGATATATTCAAAGGCTCCGTAGCCGGCGGTGACGTTGGATAAATATACCATTATTTTAACCTGTTCTTTGGGATTATTGTCAAGATGCCATATCCAAGAACTTTTATTCTTGTTTGAATCTTTGGGTGTTTGGTATATTTTTATATTATCACAATAAACATAAGAGCCAAAAACATTATCCTCCAAATATTTTTTAAAATACTTATCACATAAAAGCTGAAAATCATCCATAAATGGGGATACAGATTTTACAGAAAGCGCGTTTATTTGCTGCACTGTTCCTTGCTCTAACATATTGTTTGTAACATCTTTCGATATGTTACTTACTATTCTATAATACTCCTCATCTAAAATCGAATCTGGTATCATCTGTAATCTTAAATCATAAATGGAGACGTCAGGCTTCTCGGTATTGTTAAACTCTTTCCTGCAACTATCGTAATATTCGGCCCACGTCTTCATCTTATAAGATCCTGTCTACATCCACGTATTCGATACCCGCCCGTTTCACTATACTACAATTAGGATTTAGTGAGTATATTTTAAGATTAATTTTATTTTGATTATTTTTCCACACATCAAGGTACCTGTACTGACCAACGTAAGACTTAGTTCTACTATCCGTAGGCTCCATATGTTGATAAAATCTACCAGAAAGCCCGTCAAAACCAATTACATAAATCTCAGTAAACCCTAAATGCCTAACCACTGGCAACACTGCCATTGATAGTTTATTTTCAGCTCCAACATTTGGTAAAGAAAAGTCAATTGATGTACCAAAAAAAACCTTACCAAGTCGTAAGCTGTGTTCTAAGTTACCATTTACACTTTTAAATTTTTGTTTATCTTCTTTTTCAACTCTAAAAATAGTATCAGCCTCTACATACTGGATGTTGTTTCTATTTTTTACTCTGCTTAATAGGTCGCAATATTCAGACCAGCCCCGCGGTGTTGACTCCAAAGATGTACTGCCGCCAGTAGGGCAATATCTTTTAAACTGTTCAATATCTTCGCCATCAACTGTTGAAGGTAAAATTACATTTGTTTTTATATCAGGGTTGTTACTAATATACCTTAATCCTGGAATTGAACCATTAGGATCATAATAAGTCCAATAGTCCGGGGTTATTCCAAAGTAGTCAACACAATATGGAAATGTTTTTTGAAAAGCAAAAATAGGTATGTTTGAATTTTTTACTTTTGTTATAGTTTTTATATTTTCTGGGGTCAAGCAACTGGGGCCAGGGCCCAGTATAAAAATTTTATTCATTTAGCTTACCATAGAAAGATTCGTACATCTTAAATTCCCACTCGTAGTCGACATCAAAAGTCTCTTCTTCTTTTATATTCCAAAGTTTAATGTCTCCGGGCTTCGAAAAGTCCCCCATCCACACGTTTCTACCAATTGACTCCAGAGAACTGGCATATAAGCAATGTGCCGCTTCTCTAACCGGCTTTGCTGTTTTAGTATTCATAACTGCCTCATTTATGGGTGTCAAGAAATTACCATCTTCATCCCAGAAGTAATTCTTTTTTTTCATAACAGCAAACATACCAGAGTCCTCACATTTCAAATAATCATAATAAAAGTTCTCTATTGTCTCGGACTTCATAAATGGGGTACAAGCATTTACAAGAACTATATTTTTATGAGGCAATTTATCCCACCATTCATATATTTCCACCATTGGCGTACCCTCGGACATTGCTGATTTCTCACTTCTATGAAATATGTTTACTGGATACTTTTCGCATATTTCAACTAGTTCTTTTTCATGAACAGAAACCCATATATTCTTGTTGGGAATACTTGATTTTACAAGCTTCTTGAGGCATATATCCATCAATGTCGTACCAGCAAAGGGTCTAATCATCTTTCTAGGGCACCTTTGGGAAGACAACCTTGCCTGTACTATAACTCCTACATCTTCTAGCTTTTTCATTAATTTCCTCTTAACTTCTTTCTTGATGGCAGCTCACCATCGGTAACTTTCTTAACGCCATCCCCATACGACAACTCAAGCTCCCTAACTCCCCTAACAAGCTTAATTAAACCCTGAGGTTCAACCGAAGCCAAGTGATCTGAGCCCCACATTGTTCTATCTAAAGTTATGTGCCTCTCCAGTATAGTGGCCCCTAAATAAACAGCAGCAACTGTGGTGCCAAGACGAAACTCATGACCACTATATCCGACCTCACAATCATATCTATCTTTTAAGGTCTTTATACAACTTAGGTTTAAATCTTCAAGTGGAGCCGGATATGCTGAATTGCAATGAAGAAGAGCAAAATCCGTTTTTTCCTCTTTCATCCATTGAACTGCTTTATCAGTTTCTTCTAGTGTGCTCATTCCTGAAGAAAAAATAATCTTCTTTCCAGTCTGAGCCGCTGAGCGCATCAGCTTTTCGTTTGTCATCATAGCTGATGGCATCTTTATAAAGGGTAACTCATATTGCTCTAAAAACTTTAAACTATCGAGGTCCCATGGGCTCGCTGACCAGTCAATGCCTCTAGCTTTACAATAAGCATCTATTTCATCGTATTGTTCCTTCTCAAACTCAACCTTATATTTGTAGTCCAAATATGTCATTCGTCCCCATGGGGTGTCTCTCATTACATTCTTTTGGTGCTCCGGTACACAAACGTCAGGGTTTCTTTTTTGAAACTTGACAGCATCGCAGCCTGCGACCGAGGCCACATCTATTAGCTTTTTTGCTATATCAAGAGAGCCATTGTGATTAATTCCTATTTCTGCTATAATATATGTTTTCTTCATTTGTTTTTCCTGTAGTTTATTTTTTGTTTTCTTCGACTAGGAGAGAATAAATATATGAATCCCAAAATTTACCATCGTGAAAATAATGGTTTCTAAGTTTTGCGTCTAAACTAAATCCTTTTGAGGTAAAAAAGTTTATTTTTTTCTTATCGTTTTCATAAACTTCAACATAAACCTTATTTAGACCCAACGAATTAAAGGCATATTCTAACACAGCTGGATAGAAAATATTAGAATATTTATCATCTATCCAGGCTTGGTCTTTGTATATTGCGAAATGAAGATCGGCATGGCGATTTTTCCAATCTATGTATGTAAGTCCGCATACACCAACTGGGCCATCAGCTTTACTAACCATAACAAACATTTCAAATTTATTATCCAATATCATAGATTGATACCAAGACTCTATGTGTGACATGGACATTAGTCTATATTCCCTTACATTAGGGATAGTGCTGATACTATTGCGCCACTGCTGAATAATTGGAAGATCTTTTTTTTCTATTGGTCTTAAAAAATAGTCACTGGTCATTAAAATGCTCGCCTCTCAGGTAATCGCCCTTTGTAATGTCTGAAGCTATTCTTTTTCCAATGATATCTTTTGTTATCGAGAAAGAATCTTGCGGACAAGGCCTTTTTGTAGAGAAGTGCCCTTCGTTAATAACTTGACCAGCTTTCAAATTTGTTTCCGCTCTGTATGATCTTCTTTGGAGCACCACTGTTTCTTTTTCGTTTTCACAAACTCGCTTTTCTGTGGATCCCAGTGAGCGCTCAAGAATTCTTGATGATTTAACCATGTCGCTCCAAGTTTCTGGGTTCATACTAAATGGGTGGTCAGGGCCAGGCCGAGTATTATCATCTGTAAAGTGTTTCTCAATTACTTTTGCTCCTAAAGCCACAGCACCAAGAACTGTCTCGTGGCCAAAAGTGTGATCACTTAACCCTAAAATACAATCAGGATATAACTTAGAATAGGTCTTCAATACATTTAGATTTATATGATCAAAATTGCTATCCAATCCAGTGTAGTTAGTGTTACATTGCATCAATACTATTTTATCTGTATACATCTTACATATATCATATGCCTGCGATACTTCTAAGATTGTACTAGCGCCGGTTGCTAACATGATTGGCTTTCCTGTCTTACCAAGTTCATGTAGTTGCTTGTGATAGTTGATATCCCCTGAGCCTACCTTCCAAACTGAAACATGTGAATCTAGGTGCCTAATCATATCTATTCCATATGGCGAGGAAAAAAAAGTAATACCCACTTCATCTGAGTGCTGTTTAAGTTCTTTTGTCCACATAAGGGGTATTGAAGCCGATTCGTATACCTCATATACACTTTTATCCCACTTTGACTGGTGTGATGTATTGCTTAGAGCACGAAAACCCTTATCACTAACAAACTTTTCAGCTGAGAAATGTTGAAACTTTACAGCATTTGCTCCTGCTTCTTTGGCCAAAGTTATAAGTTTTTTTGCCCTATCAATGCATCCATCATGTGATGCTCCAATATCTGCTATAAAATAAACTTCAGAACCATTACCTATCCTATTATCATCGACAAAAAATTGACTCATATCAACTCCATACACTCTATAAAGCTTTGCTGATTTGTTTGAGTTAAGTGTACCAGATTTTGATCTTTTTGTAAATATTTTTCATGGACAAGACTAGTATCAAAGCCTTTCTTTTTTGCCACCTCGGTTATGAAATCATATTTTGACAACACAGTGTCTCCAAAAACTTCCCTAACTCCATGAATACCTTTATCAATTGATTGTTTTATAAAATTAGCCACCTGCCTTGTATGGACAGGATTAAAATAAGAATTCTTGTACCCATCTATTTTTGTTTTATTGTTCAGAGTATTTATAGCCCACATTGTTAAGCCGCCCGTCCCAACAATGTTAGTTCGAACAATTAAGTTGTTTTTTTTCTGATTTACAATTGCTTCCCCTGCTTGTTTGGAGTCAAAATATATATTTTGAAAGCTTTTATCTTTTTTTTCCCAGACAGGTACCGTAGAAATGTATATTAACTTATCACAATATTTGTTAAATAATTTTGTTATTTCAGAGTGTAAAACCATGCAATTAGCTGGAGATTTTTGACACTCCTGTAGGTTGGTTATTGCTGCTGAATGTATTATTGTGCTAAAAAAGTTTTTCTTGAGGAATGCCTCTACTTTATTTAAATCTAGCAGATTTAAATCTTTCTTGCCGCGCAACAAGTAGCAACCATCAATAACGTTGCTTATCTCTTTACCAAGCATCCCATTAGCACCGGTAAGCAAAGTATTGTGTCTCATGTTTTAAAGTTCCAACTTAACCCTTGGTATACCTTCATACAATGAACTTTGACTAGAGGCAATTTTAAGTTGAATTTTGTTATCTTTGCACCAGTAATAGAAATCTTTTGAAAACTTTCTGGTTTCCTCTATTTCCCAATCTAATATATCGCCCCTATTGATTAAGCCCTTAGTTGATCCGAAAAAATGTTTATAGTTATCTTCGTTAACTTTTTGCCTTGTTAGATCCCACCCAATACATGTTATAGACTTTACGCCTAAATGAATAGCTGTATACAACACCGTTTCGTACATAATTCCAGGGCCGCATGGCCTTTCTATTCTGTTTTTAAGTAAATATTCATCTATTTTTCCTGTCCTAACAAGAAATTCGTTGTTTATTTCGGTTCTAATTGGTATCTTAAAAAACAAGTCACTGATTTGAAAAGTCGGCCAACGCATATATTGATCATAGTTACTACTACCAATCGATATAACATTATTGTCATAATAATAATGAGGAGAAAAAACAGCAGATCTTTCTGGTAGATTGCTACAGTTAAAAAAGTGAAAATCAGTGACACCAGAAAACACCTCGTAAGCCTGTTTGACTGATAGCACTAGTTTATCTTTTAGGTAACTGCTTAACTTGTCTTTATTATACTCTGCCAGCGAAGGTCCACAACTTAGTATGTAACAGTCTTCATCCTTAAAAAAGTCTTTTAACTTTTCTACTTTCTGTTCTAGTGGAAGATTTTGTATAGCTCTCTTTAAGCCAGAAACTTTTGATTCTACATTTGAACCAAATTCTTCAAACGATTTATCTACTTGACTAATAATTGTTTTGGCAATACTGCCTCTATTGAATATGTCACTAGATGCTTTGTTATAATTTAAGGTCGCATTTTTTTTCAGTCTATCCGGGTTGTCTTTCCAGTCATTATATGCTAATTTAAGCTTTTTTCTTGTGCTTTTCATTGTTGGCATATACCAGTTGCCATCGTTATCGTATGGAGGCGCGTCAAGAACAGTGTCCCACTGACCATCAACAAAGTAATCTCCCTCCATAGATAAATAATCAACATGACCACCTTTATCTGGGCATAAAATTGGAGTCATGCCGATGGCTGCTCTTGCTGTTGGTAGAGAGAACCCTTCTCCAAACGATGTTATTGCATAAAGGTCGCTTATCTCATATAAGTAATTTATTTTCTCATCACTAAGATAATCAATTATTACCACTATGTTTTGAACGTTGCTTTTAGAATAAGTTCTTGTTGTCTTTTTTATATAATCAAAATTTTCTAAAAATTGTTGTTTTGACACTCCAACTGGGAGATTTGTTTTTATTATTAGATAGGCATCTTCTATATCATGAAACTCCATGATAAAAGATCTGATTAGGCATTCAAAATTTTTCCTATTTGTCCATTCTGATAGTGAAAAAATACAAAAATTATCTTTAGGATCAAAAGGAAACTTTATCTTTTGAGATTGTCCATTGGGATGCTCTATTAAGTGAGGGAGAAAAGCAGAGTCCGTGAACTTTGAAAAAGTATCAACATTCCACTTGCTGGGTGCGAATACTACTGATGGGGAGTATTTTTCTATACAAGCTTTATATTCTTGTGGCACCTCATCGGTTTCCCAAGCTAATATATGAGAGTTAGATATTGATCCAAGTATAAGCTCGCCAATATTAGCTTTCAGTTCTTTATAAAGGTTACAAACATTCGGCTTCTTCAGTATTTCTGGTAAGATAGAGGTCATATGCCATAAACAATGGTAGTCTTGTGATGTAAAGTTTTCTAATTCTTTTTGTGATGTAAAGTGATATTGATCAAATAGATTGATTAAATCAGGATTAGTTTTGTTTTTATGAAAATTTAGGTTGATTTTTTTAGGGTCTAGGGATACGCTTAATATTTTTAAATTTATATCGTCCCTTGAAGACACTAAGGAGTGTAATGATTTCAAGTAACCATGAGATGCATGACTGTAGCCGCACGTTTCATGAAACTGTGCTATGTACAATAAATTTTTCATAGTATTAGTAGTTCTTCTTCGCTTTCCTGTAGAGGCCCCACATCAATGCCTTCAAAGATATTGTCGTACATCATTTTGAGTATCTTATCTCTAGAATAATTTTCTAAAATCTCATCCTGAAGGGCTTTAGCCCACTTTTTATACATTCCATGATTTTTGTACATTTTTTCAAGCTGGTCTTTAATAGATCGTTCTTTTGGGTAGGCCCATTTACTACCTTCGGGAACTATATCTTTCCATATCGCTTCTTTTTGTATTTCTTTTAATTCAAAATCAATTTTAGCAAATTTTATTTTTTTGTCTTTATCTGACCTCATAAAGTCTAAATGACCAGACCAATCAGTTGCAATTACAGGTAAGCCACTATATGCTGCCTCAAATATAGGAAGACCATATCCTTCTCCATGAGTTGTTGTATAATACGCCTTTACTTTAGGATTGTTATACAGGCAATGAATTTCCTCTTCGGACATGTTACCGTGGATAAAGTATATTTTACACTTTCGATCTCCTAAGTTTCCTATACTATTTTCTAGTATCTTTCTAGTATTTATTCTGTCAATTACGGTAGACCTTGAAGAGCTGGTCTTAATTATTAATCCAACATCGGGATTGTCTCTAAATTGTTCAATAAAGCACTTTATACCTAAAAATAGATTTTTCCTAACTCCCATCATCGCGATAGTTAAGAAATTAAACTTTGTATCAACACTGTCTAGGTCTAAACTCTTGCCTTCAATATCTATAATTTTGGCTGGATATGGTACCACTCCTACCGGGCAACCGCAGTCCACAATAGCCTGAGTGTTGTTACTGTTGTTGGTGACTTCATATTTGGTCTTTGTAAATCCAAGCCTGGAATGATTAGAGGGTACTATAATTTTATCAATACCTTGATGTGTTTTTATTGTCCAACTCACATCTACTCTATCTGTTTCTATACCAGCTGTAACACAAACAGAATACTTTGCTTTTTTTTCAAATTCATTTGGTATACCAACCCTGATCTGGACATCAAAATCTATATTTTGAGAATTTGCTGCTAATATGTTTAACTTTCTTATGCACTGGGAGATTTCTTGGGTCGGTTTTTGGTATGTGCAGGTTCCCCACGGCAATGAGCTTATATAAATATCTGCTTCAGGATTTTGACTAACAATTGAATCATAAACTAACCTTGAGTGCTCTCCGTAACCAGAATTAGTTAAAATAGGTGCTTCCAGTAAAATTTTCATTATATTTCAAAAATCTCCCACGATTTATAGTTTTTTCTATTTTCCCAAGAACCAAATTTCTCTTCGGCATATTTAAAAATCTTATACCAATGGCCCCTGTATTGAGTTATGCTATAGTTATCGAGAACGTGTTGTCGGCCGGCTCTGCCCATTTCCGCTCTTTCTTCAGGTGTCATATCATAAAACGTTTCTATTGCCTCTAGGAAGTCTTCTTTAGCCATCCTGTCTTCATATATGTATGGTACATCCTGTGAGCCAATGATTGACTTTGAGGTTGGTTGAATGCCTATTCCAAACCAATTGTCTTCACCATCTGTAACTTGCTCTTGTAGTCCACCTGTCATGTTTACAATAATCGGCGTTTCGCAAGCAAGAGACTCAAGAGTGCCTAGACCAAAACCTTCAGCATCTGATATATTTATTGTGCAGTCTACGGCGTTATAAAAATATGACAATTCCTTTGAGGGCACTTTGGTGGTAGAGATTATAACCTGTCCATCTGTTAGATTTAAATTTTCTATTATTGCTTGTAGATCTTGCCCATTAGGATCCTTCGGTTCGGTATGCATAATTAGCATAGCTTTATCATGCCCGATTTTATCAAGAAATTCTTTGAACCAAAAGATTAAAGTTCCAGATTGTTTTCTTCTTGCGTTTCTATTATTCCAGAAAAATATCATCTTATCCTTATAGTCACCTAGGGGTGCCAGAAATTCTGAATATTCTTTTTTCTCTCTTTTTTTAAAAATATCGGTGTCTACTGTGTGAGGCACCCGGAAAACGTCGGCTTCTGAAGACACATTTCTAACTATATCATCTGTCACCTTACTG